TACTTTCTTTTCTTGCCAATCCTTTAGTTACTATCATATTCTTTTCCTTTCAAATACATTTGCCATTGCAGGATTTCCGCTTATATCGAATAAATTAAAAGTGGCAATGACAGTAGTATTATCATTTTTGTAAAATATCATCTGGTTATTTATAATTTTCCACCTCCCACCTTCTATTTGTTTTATGAATTCTATAGCACTTTCCGTAAGAGCTCTATGAGAAGATAGAGTAATTTCTTTAGCAACGGTAACGTCTGCTGCCCGAGTTGAAATCTTAGTATCTATATTTGGTTCAACAGTAGTTCTGTGAGCAGTCAAAGCAGAAGAAGTAGCCAATGCACTAACATTAGCTTTAAATTCATTTTTTTTATTTATAATTTCAGGTTGAATTTTATTAGTTTCCGCTTTAATATTTTGGAGTTGTCCGCTAACTGCTATTTCTTTATTTCCATCAACTCCAAGTGCATCTCTAATTTGCTTGCGTTCGTCCGTAGTCCAATCTGTAAGTCCTGCTGTTGACAAAGTAATATTTTCTGTATGTATAGTACTTGGCACTAATGCTTTTTCAACAGTATATCCGCTTTTATCAAAATATACTTCATAATCAGTAGCTGAATAATCAAAATCATGAGTAAAGGGGGAACCCATATCGGTATGCCATCCACCGCCATCTCCAAAATTAACTGATATTCCTTGTAAATGATAGCCTTGAGAATCTTTGACATTAAAAGTTACAGTATATTTTGAAACCGTCATTGTCATGCTGTCTTCTGCAGTTGCTCCTAAGTTATCCTCAACTTTTAAATTACAAGTAATTGCTCCAATATTATCAAAGACATAAGTAAAAGCTTGAACTGCTTCTAATAAAGTTGCCCATCCACCTTTTGGAATTTCTATCCATCCCGAACCTTCAATATCATAATAAGCATGATCAACTGTGCCGTCAGGGTCACTAAATGAACAATCTGAAAATGGCTTTTTGCTTTCATGATCATAGCAAGTTTTGTTAGTTCCTGCATCTACGCTTGGAGCAAAATTAGCAGAATAAGTAATCTGGATTTCGTCAAGTTCGACTTTTTGCAATCCATTTGAAACTAAATAAGCAACAAATCCTATCTTGTCTGGAGTGGGATCAAATGTTCCGATATTCGCATTTATAACTGCAGCGGAATTAAAGTTGCTGGAACTTCCGCCAACAACCCAAGCAGCTCCATTCCACCAATATTTATTGGCTTTGTCTACTTTGTACAAATTATATCCGATACTGCCTTCATTTCCGCCACCAAGAGTTTCCTGAAAAATATCCCAAGATATTACTGCTACAGGGTCAAACAAAATTGTTGGCTCTATTGTTGGTTTGTCAGAAACGTAGGCAGTCTCTTCGCTTCCCCACGTGCTGTGTGTTGGCTCGGGGTAAGTGTATTTTCTCTCATACCAATTGTCAAAAAGCGCATTGACGAAATAGACGTCAGTGTAGGGTTCGCTTGATTCTAAAACGCGACCAGAAGAAAAAGCCTTGACTGATGCCTTTGGAATTGAGGCTGGTGTTGTAAATTGCGAAACTCTGCTATCATCTAATATGTCTAAATTATAATTGACTCCGTCATCCCATATTTGAATGTAATAGCTGCCAGCTCCTAAAAGATAAACAGCGGTACCTTGCCACGCACTTCCATTCCACCAATGAGGATTTCCTAACGTATCCCAATACATCACTCTAAATTTATTTGCTCTGGTTGCATGATTAGCTCCATATCTGAGTGCGAGAAATCTTCTTTTGGGGTTCCAAACAGACGAATGTTCAGGAGTATTTACCGCAGAATCATCAATTAAACCTAAAGCAAGGAAAGCAGCATTGGTGCTAGATGTGCCAGTTATAACAGACTTAACTTCTGAGAAAAAATTCCCGCTTGGTGGTACTACTCCCATAACCCAACCATCGTCAGATGTGTTGCCGCCAGTTGTATGAATCAATCCGCCAGAATGCGAAAAGACTGAAGTGCCTGATGTGTAATAAGTAAGATTCCAATTGAGAGAATCGTCTCCTGCCAGCATTGTTGTCGTAATATCGCTTGTAGTTGAGGCGGCTACATTTCCATAATGAATATAAATGGTTTGATTTCCAACGCCCAAGTCATCATTGACTTTTACCCAAAACGTTGCAGAACTTGACGGAATATAAGCTTCTCTCCAATAGCCAAGCTCTGTAATGCCATCATCATCTGTAAATCTTATATCGCTGAAATCGGTTTTGCATTTACTATTCATGTAAACATTTTCGCCAGAGTCAGAACCGCTTCCATAATGAACAACGATTTTTACTTGATAGTTTGAGCCTGCGCCTGTGGCTTGATTAATTACATGCGATTTGCGATAATTCCAGCCAACTAAAGTTTGCCTTTTAAGTTTTCCCAGACCACCTGCAACTTCTATCTTATTAGAATCATAAGTGTAGTTGCCTGGCGTTGTGAACGGATAAGATTTGACTGTCATTTTAATTCTTTCTTCAACTTTCTATTTTAGAATCCTAATATCTTTTCTTGATTTGCCTACATTAGTTTTAATGTGAAAAATCAAATCTTTTTTTTGGTAATTTTTCCTACTCTATCTTTAAGCAACTGCTTAATTTTATTTTCATCTGCATATTTGCCTATTAAGCCCAATAAGGCTTCTTTTGTTATAGTAGGTGGTGCTTCATCAACAGCTTTAATAAGTGAAGTGTTTACCTTTTTCTCGTTTTTGTGCCTTACTTCTTTTACTCCAATATATCCTGCACCAATTGTAATAAGCATTAAAAGGATTTCGCTCCATGGAGAACCCAATCCTTTTGTAAGTATTTCCTTTGTTTTCTCTTTTACCGTATTGGTAACTACCTGAAATGTTTTTTTTATCGCTTTTTTAATTTCTTTTTTAGATACAGTAGCAGTTCCAGAAAAAACAATATTGCCCTTATCGTCAATTCTGCCTCTTCCTTTGAAAGCACAACAACCAAATGATATAATAAGCAAAAAAGCTATAAATATCCAGACAATCAATCCTTTTCTTTTTTCTTGATTCATTAATTTCCTCCCATTTTCCATTTAATAAGAAGGGTAATAAGAGTCACCAAAAGACCTGATAAAGAAAGAACAATAGCCAAAAGAACTTTACTCCTATATTGCCAACCTTTAATTTTAACATTTCCCACTCCATTTTCCAAATCATCTACCTTTTTATCCAACCCTTCTATATCTTTTGTATTTTGTTTAACTTGGCTATGATTCTTGATTTGATTTTCTCTAATCTGTTGAACATCTTTGTCAATTCCATCCAATTTTCCAAGCAAAATAGTCTGATGTCCATCAATTTTTTTATCAATTTCTTTAATCTCATTTCCTACCATACTAAATTCTTTTCGCACTGCTTCTTCCATATTTAGTCCTTTCTTTTTATTTAGCAGGAACTTCTCCGTCCTTTGCTCCTTCTTCCTCTTTTGCCTTAACTTCTGTTTCTGGCTTTTTTTCTTTTGTTTGTACATCTTTTACCTCTTCTTTGGTTTTTTCATCAACCTCAATTTCTTCAGCATCTTCTAAAGCATCAAGAAGTTGACCCAATCTTCCAATCATTTCCCCGCCACCAAAAGATTGTGGAATACCTTCAATGATTTTCATTTCTGGTTCCTTTCCAGTCATATTGGCGGTAATAGCTTCAACGCACAAATCTTTTTCACTTTTGGTCAAATGAAAAATATTGCTTTCTGCTTTTTCGGAAAGCAATTTATTTGATAACCTAGCAAAGGCTAAAGCTTTTTCTTTTTTTGGTCTATGTCCGTAAACAATAAGATACAAATCATCCAAGACTTTTACAATTTCTACATCAGGAAGATCCTTGCTTTCTTTCTTCATTTTTTCCAAAATCTGTTGAGCTTCCATTGGGTTTGTAATATCCCTTAAAAAAGGTTGCTTTCTTGCATTCCTAATTACCCTATTCGTTACCGCTAATACCTTCATACCATTTCTCCTTTCCTAATTTATTGAGCCTTCCAAAATGGCGACTCTGTTTTTTGATTTTCCTTTATGACAATTTATGAATAGACATATATCGTTATAATTATTTTATGGTAATAAACCTCTTGCCTCAAGACGTTCTATTGCTATTTTTTCTATTTCTTCTTTTATTAGTTTTTGATGTTGTTTCTCCATTTTTAATTTTTGTGCTTTTTTCTTATCAACCCAAATCCCTTGTCCTTTTCTACCTGTCCAAGCATCTCTATCTTCTCTTGATTGAGGTAACTCAGATAAATCAATATCATCATAGGGTCTTCCTTCCAAATCTCCGTGCATACACTTTGTAAATACCCTCTCCAACCAGTCTGTTTCCATTTCATCAGCACGCCTTGAATTTAGAGCAGGATAGATTATTGACACTCCATTATCTGCTCTGTAAACAACCCTTACTTTATTCATTATGCACTATCTCCTATTGCTATTATAAAAATTTGTGCTGAATCCACTTTGGCTGGGCCTGCTACATTTAATGTTTGAAACTCAACCCATTCTGTATTAAGCGTTCTTACAATAACAACAGCATTATATGTTGCTTGGTCAGTATATCCTGCACCTCCTACTGCATAGTCGTCATTAGCAAAATCTATATCCCAAGTCACAGTATATTCTCCTACTGCGTTATCTGCTATGCCAGCCACATTGTAACTATCCCGTTCAGCAATTACTCCTGTTCCATCAAAATTTATCCAACCATTTATAGCACCTTCGCCTTTAAAAGTGGGTGCGGTTATTACACCATCCTTGCCTATAGTCATCGCAGTGGTATCCACCAATCCAGTGTTGGAAGTCTTAATTGTTATCTTGGTTGGAACATAATCTGCACCTGCATTACCATCTTGCTCAGCTAATATATATGCACCATAAGCCCAAGCCTGATTGGTATCAACTCCCTTAAAACCTATTACCCCAAACCATTCCCCATCAATTGTGTCTATCATAGTTCCATAAGTATCGTGATGAGATTTTCTAAATAGAAAAAGGGATTTTTGGGTATCAGTATCAGAATAACAATCAAATAGATGGATATTATCCGCTGCGGCTAAAGCCGAATGTATTGTTGCGTCAGGGGTTGTTTCCGCTCCAAGACCAAGTTGTCCTTTTAAATAATTATCTGCGCCAGTTCCAGCCTGATATATGCCATAGTCAACATTGGTAGCTTCATCAAGATAGAGCATATATACAGAGCCAGTCGGGTCTTTATCCGCATCAACTTTTATATATTGTCCATAAACATCTCCTGCGATAGAAGCCATTGCAGATTCCAAATCTACATCTACATAGCTACCGCAAACATTTACAGAGACAGTTCCGCCGTCTCCGTCAACCTGAACAGAAGTTCCATACAAACTATCGTGAACAGTTCCAGAAAGAAGTCGTGCAATACTTCTTATTCCAGCAGCCTCTTTTGTATTAACCGCATCTCCAACACTAACGGACTTGTCTAACTGCATTGTATTGTGTATGCCATAAACATCTCCCACTTCAGTCGAGGCGTGATTCATAGTTATGTTGTTTAAAATGCCATACATATGATCATCGTGGTCAGTAATTCCTGCTGTTTTAGTATGTTGATTTTCAAATCCACGATAAGTAGTGGTAGTATCAACAGTAAGATTTAATATTCTTACACGCCCATCTGCCACATCCAAAGCATAAGTTGTATCGCAAATAGTTACACTTCTTCCATCTCCAGAAAAGTAACCAGCCCAAGAAGTTCCGAAATCAGTATAACTGGCGGGCAACTTACAACTGATACCTTCAAGAACTGGAGCCCCGCCATTACGAGTTGTTCCACTCCAGTCTATATTTACTCCCCTGTAAGTTGCCGTAGCACTTAAAGCAGTAGATCCTGGGTCAGTATAGGAAAAACCTGTCTGGATTTTATTTTCTGTCATTTCCTCGAGAAACAAACCAAAACCAGTAGTAGTATCTGTGGCAGATGGAGCAACCCAAAAACCAGATAAAATAGCATCCTTATCCACGCTTACTAAAGTAGAAAAGTCAACATAGCAACCAGCGATAGCACAATTTGCACCTGTCACTGGGTCTAAAGCAGTTGCGTCAATGATTATACCTGCCCAAAGGGAACCCGCATCCAAAGGATTTTGGGAAGTTATAGCAACAATAGTTTGGCTTCCAGTCGCAGTAGGCTCAATTTTAAATCCTCCATCGCTATATAGTGTAACATTATTGTCTATCCAATCAGTAAGTTCAGTATGCTGTGCTGATGTTAAATGATAATATTCAGCAACAGTTCCGCCTTGAAGCCCAGCCAAATCGCCGTGGTCTGAAACTCCAGTTCCAACAAATACTGTAACAAAAGCACTTTCAGTAGAATAAAAAGTCGCACTATTCTTTTGTATTATTATCTTACCTATCAAGGTAGCAAGCTTGGTGAGTCTATCTGGCAAAGTAGATGGTGGTTGAACTCCCAGTGCTTCCGCTAATTTATAATCGCCTTGTCCGTATACAATACCGACATCTCCACTCCATCCCTGATATACCCAGTGGACACCATATCTGTTTGCTGTAAGAGCAACAAGACCTGGATTTTGTCCATAATCGTTCCATTGAGTATTGTCAACCTGAGATTGAGTCGCAACTTCCACCCAACCAGTATGGTCATTATACCAATAGCTAAATCTATCAGCACCAGAACTATCAAAGGCAGCAGTTAGAAGAAAATTTAATCCTGCATACCAAGATCCTGCTGTAACAGCAATGTTTCTTGCTCCAGTTTCAGAAAGAATAGATCCAGCAGTTCTTTTTGCAATATCAGCAGCAGCGAATCTTCTATTTGTCATGTGAGCAATATTGCCAGCGGGTTGACCGCCCTGAACAATACAAATAGTATTTCCATCTTTATAAACCCTGGCTATTGGAAATTCATCATTAAAGTTTATTGTAGTTGGATCTGTTGTGTCCTGTATTATGGGCGCACCAGCATTATAGTTTATGTAAATATAGTTCAAATCAGGATCACCAGCTGGTGTATAAGAAGCATCACCAGCCCAGTCAAAAAATAAATTGTTTGCTACATTAGAATCAGAACTTCTTATAAATCCAGTTCCAGCACCAATATTGACAGTTCCATCTCCGTTGTCAGTTACGGTTATCGTGCCTATATGTCCTGCCGACTGAGCTGTATCAATAAAATGCTGAAGAGTTTTATAAGTAGCTCCTGTAATATAATCAACTGCAATATGGCCATCAAGAAATCCAGTTGTCCCATCAAATTTAGCAATGTCAACATACGATGCTCCATTCCACCATTGAACAGTCATATCATAATTTTTAAGTCGCCAGACTAAGGTTCCACTATCTATGTCAACATTCAGTTTTGATCGAGAAACACTTGTATAATAAACATCATCAAAAGCTTGAACTTCAGGTGAAAATTCTTGCCATGAAGTATTAGACCAATTTCTTCTGAAAATTTTAAAATTGGTAGTATCAAACCAAATTTGACCAGGATAAGGAGAAACAGGTGAATCTCTGTCTGGATAAAAATGCTCACCCATTCTTGTATGTTCTCTTGACATCAATCTTACAAAAGTATTATGGTGGATAACAACCTCAGTTAATTTCATGGTAAGATATGCCAAATGATCTGTTAGGGATAAATCTTCATATTTCGTTAATGATTTATGAAGAATTGGAGGAAGGGGTTCTGTTAAATCATAAGCTTCTTGAACCAGAGGATAAAAACAATTAAAAGCATCATGTTTTCTTGCCAGTTCACAATAATATAACCCTTCATAAGCAGTTGCTTCCAACCTTCTCCAGCCATCTTTATCTGCAAAAAAATCTTCAGGGAAAGGGTAGATCATATAAGCAAATTCAGGCAAATCCAACCAATTCTTAAAGCATGACCAATCTCCCGCATAATTATCTCTCGAGGGTTTATAGTTCAAGGTTTGTTCTGCCCTCAAATCTTTAGTTCCAAGAGGAGAATATTTAGATTTTGGACAGTTGGCTTTTTCAGCAGGATATGTTTTTCCCTGATAAAGATTCGTAACAGCTTCCTTGTAAAAAGGAAGAGAATCGGCATACTCAGCAGATGAAGTTCCATAAGAAGGATGACCGACTTTGCCCCCCGCATAAGTATGCCAACTTGAATTCCAAGGATAAGATTTTGTGCAAAACCAAGGACCTTCTATTACTGAACTATAGACTGAACAATCGGGTCTTCCCTTTCTTTGTAAAAAATAACTTGTTGGAGTTATCACTGGATTGTCAGGGGAAGAAGTTTTTTTAGGTTTAAGCTTGATTTGCCCTGTGCATTTCAATTTTCCTTCTTTGAGACCAGTATAAATTAAGTCAGTATCAATATTAACCCAATTATACCAATGGCCCAAAGGCAAGCTTTTTTCCCAAACTCGGGTTCTTTCAGGATCTAAGATATCCTCGTTGGGCGTAAACCAAGTTCGGACTAATAAGGTATTTTTAAGTCCTTTTTTAGGAGTCTCTGGGGGTTCCTCGCACCAAATTGGTCCAACTCGATCAATAGTATGATTACCAAAAACAAAATCTTTATTTGTTACTTGACAAAATTGAACTGAATCTAAATGGTCTGGAATTGATCCTCCCCTAGGCTGACCATCAATATAAAAAAGATTACCTTTGGGTAAACCCGTAGTATCATGAATTCCTATTAATCCTGTATGATTCCATGAACTCAAAGCTAAATCAGCAACCGATTGTGCTTCTCCGGGAGAATAACTATATTTTCCCAATCTTCCTTTGGGACGAACTGAATATTCTTCCTTTTCTCTCATTCGAATAAACCACTGCATCTGCTCCCACTGATCTTCTTTTAATTTTCTTTTCATGGAAGGAGAAAGTCTATCTGCGGAAAATTCCAGATTTATATTGATTCTTGTTCCGTAACTAACATTCCATGAAACAGAAGTAATCCATCCATCAGGATCGACATCTAAATAAGTTGCATATTCATAGCTCCATTTTTGTTGATTAAGAAGACTTTCTGCAACTCTTTCCGCAATTTCTTTGGATAGAAATTCTAATCTTTCTTCATTAATCCAAATCTTATCGATAAGAAGAGGAACAAGATCGGGAACTCGAACCAACAATTCGGTTTCAAGCCCTTTTCCAGAAGGAGAAGATCCCAATTTAGCATTCGGAACTCGTTTCATGAATCCAAAAGGATTCATAACTGATAATTTTTTATCCGGGGTTTTATATTCAAATTCTCTCCACTCAAAAGCAAAAGTAACCTCGGGACCTATCTCTTTAGCTTCGAATTGACTTTTCAAAAGCTTTGCGGTATCTTCCTCAAGGCCTGTAGACCAATTTTTTCCCTTAATTTTTAATACCAAAAGATCATAATCCATTGTCCAATCCTTTGGTTCTTCTATTTCTTTCTCCTCATAAGTATGTTTATCTGGCTTTTTAACAATTTGCCAAGCTTTAATATAGATATCTTTAAATTTAGCTCCAAGAGATGGATATTTAGCAGAATCTATTCTTTTTAGAATAGCTGGGGTTTTCTTCAAATTGTGATAAGTATATCCTTTTATAATAGGTGAATATTCAGGATGGCAAAACCACCTAAAAACACACTTCTCCATTTTTTTAGATTTTTCTTCACCAATTAGATTCTTCCAAAAATGCTCTTTATTTACACCCTTGGTAATATCTTCTCTTGAAATTTTCCAAATTTTTTCTATTGATTGTAACTTCCATTTTTTCGCGTCTTTATGTTGATCTTTCTCAAAAAGAGGACGAATTTTATTTTCAAGATCTTCGCAAACAGGAATCCACGAAACTGGCGGTTCTTGAATTAAAAAATTATTTCCAACAACATGAATCCAATAAGGCAATGGAGCTTTGTTAATTCCTCCTGTTTTATTTTTCAGAAAATTTTGATAGGCTTTTTCTATATTGCTGAATTTACTCTTTGCAATTGGATTTCCTTTTTTAACTATTTCTATTTTTCCATTCGCTTTAAGAGCAATCTCATGGTTTATTGGTTCCAAAATATCATTTATTGCTTGATTGAGTGGAGTTCTAAACCATTTAATACTTAAAGGCATATATGGCTTAATACCATCTTTTCCTGCCGATCGAATAGGATCGTTATATTTTGGCCATTTATTTCCAGGGCGTTGTTTTCCTGTCCTTTCAGCTCGAACAAGTGCATCGGGAATCCAGCTTGCTCCCTTCATCCCAAGAAGTTCAGAAATAATTTCTTTCGCAAGATGAAGAACATCCATTCCATACCAAGGCCAACCATCTTTCTGATCTATAAATCTAACAGCTCCGTCTAGAAGAGCGGGTTGATTTAACAAGTTATCTGAAGGAATATTAAATTCTCCTGTAATATTTATTCTATCCCAAAAAAATCGCCAATCTTTTAATTGAATTTTAATTTTGGGTGGATCAGCCCCTTCTTCTTTTTCCCAATGAATAACAACTAGGTTTTCAATCATTTTTTGATCCCAGTCGTTTCTAAAAGTCAGCCAATGACCATAGGGATTTTTTTCTAATTCTTTTTCAAGGCTTCCATCTTCATCAACCAAAGTACAGGTTCCTGAAGAGGGAGAAGTTCCAAGATCAAGGGTCATTTCAGCACTATTAACTGGCCATCTATCAAACCAAGCTTGAATATCACCTTCCATTTTCTATTCCTATTCTTTGATCCCGAGTAAAGCAGATACATCTGGCAGGTTGCCTTCCTCTTTATACTTTAGATGATAAGACCAAGAAATTTCATAAGAATGAAGCTTTCCTTTGTAATCAGTTTTTGGAATGATTTTTCGAATATCAGGAGGGGTTACCATATCATCTTCACTAAAACCATATTCTGGAACTTCAGGATAATCATTTAAACCAATAGCTCTTCCTGATAATCGAAGTTCAGCAGGAAGCCAGCCCAATTTTTGAATTATAGGTTTCTTTCTTCCGCCGATAATCATAATTATTCTCTTTTGTTTAATTGGCTTAAGAACGGTTGCTTCCTCAGACCACTCCAAAAGATCTCTTGTTCCCGCCATAACACTTTCAAAGACTAGGCTGAAACCCATCGTTAATTTTTCAGCATCCCAGACAAGTTCTCTGGAAACTTGTCTATAACTTGCTTTCCTTCGCCATATATTTTCAATTCTATCTACTGCCCTTTCCAAATCTCTTCGTCCTTCCAAAGCTAATGTTCCACTTAGGGTAACCCTTCCTTTCCCTGTATCATCAAAACTATAAGACTCCGAATATTTAGAAGCTTTTTCAGATCCGCCCTTACTAGAAACCAAAGTAATACTTTCGTCTAGAAAAGTAAAATCGCATCGTGTATCATCTTCATTAATTGAAAAAGCTTGACTCTTGGCAAACATTACATCTTTTGCAAGATAAGGCTGTTTACCCTTAGCTTTGGTTAAGGCAGAAATACCTGCCTTGGTTTCTACAAAACCAGCAGTCCTACGAGAAATTTTTCGCCCTTCGATAGTCCAAGAGTAGGTAATTTCTTCATTGACAACATTAGCTTCTATATAGATAGGTCTGAAACCTTGAAATGTTATTGAAAATTTTATATTGGTGCTGAAAGCTCCCTGTCGAGGTTCAGTAATAGTAGGACCATCAGTTATTCTTGGTCCTTTATTACAATCAGCAGCAAGCAAAGTTTGAAGAACAGTATCATCATCTTTGAGCAATTGAAGATCTTGCTTGTCAGTAGCCATTGCAGCTTTTAAAGCATTCCATTTTGTATTCAAGTCATCTTGGCCAGTTCCTGCAAGCCAACCTTCTGTTGGCCAAGTTTCTCTAGTTCCAATCCTTCTTCCAACAGCATCGAATTCTGCTACAATTCCAGCTTGAAAAGTTGGCATTATTGGAAATGTATAAGCTCCGTATTTGATTTTCATAGTTATCCCAGAGCGATTGTAGATTTCTCAAACATATCGGGAATTCTTTCTGTAAGAGCTAGTGTAATTTCCTCAGTTATTTCATCAATTCGGGGTTTCACTCTCTTTTCAACTTCATCTCCTACGGCTTCTGCGGTTTCTTTAGAAGTTGGTTTTAGTTCCACCATTGTTTCAAGCTTCACAGTTCCTCCCACATCAATTTTTGCAATGGGAGCTTTAAGCTTAAATGCTTTCTCAAGTTTTTCTTTTAAAAGCGGACTAACTTTTTCAATTTCTCCAAGCAGAGCTTTCCAATCTTCTTTCATTACTTTAATTCTACCTCGAAGCTCTTCTGCTATTCTCAATTGTTTTTCAGTTTCAATTGGCAACATACTCAATATTTTTTCTAAGCCTTGAATTTCTTTGTATTCTTTTGCATAATTATTTATTTGTTCAAGGGTTATTTTCTTTAAAAGCTGATGAGCTGCATAAACATGCTCTCCGTGTATTACTTCTCTTCCTCTATTTTCGGCTAAGCGTTTGGATCCCTCAAGCATTTCTTTAAGCCAGCCAGCTGAACTTTCTATCTGTTTCCCGACTATTTTATAGCTCTTTTCAATATCCCATCGACGCCAAAGCTCTTCTTGGGCCGTCTTGGGAATTTCCGTAAGAGTCTCCAGTAAATGCTGGGCCTCTTTTTCATTTATGCTAACCACTTCTGCTATTTTAGAAAATCTTTTTCTAACTTCGTCAATAGGTTTAGGTAAATCCTTAATGGGTTCTGGCATTCTAGTTTTCCCCAAAGTATCTTGAAATCTTGTCCATGCATCTTCCATCTCCGAAACATCAGTATCGAACTCTTGAGCTAAATTATCAAAAGCAGGTGTTAAAGCATTAAAAACTGATTCTAGAGTATAAGCAAAACCAATTATCGCTGCAAGTTTCGCTCCAGCTTCAACTATACCCCAAAGACCTTTTTTCGCTAGACTAAGTGTCAGGGTAAGTAATGTCCCAGCTTTCCAAGCATCATATATTGCTTTTCCGATCTTGACGAAAGAAAGGCCCATGCGAGTTAGCCAAAAAACTATTTTTGAACTGATGAAAAACCATATTAATTTTGATCCAAAGACTTTAAGAATGCTCAAGGCTCCTTTTATTGCTTTAATTAAAAGGGGGAAAAGAACTATTGCTATTCTTGCAAAAGGTTCTGCAATAGCTACTAAAACTTCCAGAAAATATCCAAAAGCTGTAATCAAATCATGAATTACTTCAGCATTAAGCAAGCCTTCTTCTGTAACTACTTTAAATCGTTTTCCCAAATAAGTTAAAGCTTTCCATGTCATACTAATTGTTTTATATAACATTAAAAATCCAGGAAGAATCCATGTCTTTATTTTTTCCCCAATATCTTTAGCCCATTTTAAAATTACTTTTCTATTTGCAATAATAAAATCAGAGATTTCTTGAAGAGCTGGAGCAAATGTCTCCATCAAAGTAATCCTAACCCAATCGATTACACTTCCTAACATTTTGAAAGAAGCCCAAGCTGAATCTGTAACTGTAGTTAATTTCTTTTCTAATTCATTAATATCCTTCATAGCATCAACATGCTTTTTCATTTTTTCAGTAGATATACTCAGCCAAGCTGCCAACCCAGACAAAGCTCTAATTCTGCCCATTAAAAGAAAAGCTTCTGCTTGTTCACTTTTTGTAAGTGCATCTGTTGCATCTTTCAATAATTTGTGAAGATCTAAGAGTTTTAAAATTTCAGGACCTTCTTTGTTGAAAATATCTGCAAGTTGTTCATGCGTAATTCTTAATTTAGTTGCCATAAATTCGCCTAAATCCATTTCTTCCCCGGAAGCCCTAAGCATCTTAATTACTCCAGCAAGCATTCTTCTCAAGAAAGTTCCTGCTTTTGCACCCTTAATCATTTTATCGTGAAGAACCATAAGAGATGCAGTAACTTCTTCAAAAGTAATTCCCAAAGAATATGCAAGGGGCCCTATATAAACCATTGCTTCCGAGAATCTTTGCATTGTCAAAGCAGTTCTAGATATCGCATAATCCATTACACCAACAATATGAGTTAAATCACTAGCTGTTAAATTGTAGGTTTTCATTACGCCTATTGCGGTTTCACTAGTAGCAGCTAAAGATTCTTGGTGAACTGTTGCAAAAGCAATTACAGGACCCAGAGCTTGAAAAATTTCTTTTTGCTTTAGACCAGCAGATGCCATCCAATATGAAGCCTCAGCAATTTCTTTCGCAGCGAATACACTAGAAGCAGCTAATTCAAGAACCCTTTGCTTTAAAGTTTCCTGAATTTTTATCGAACCTCCCATGATTGCTGAAGTTCTAATAATCGCACTTTGTAATTCAGCCCAAGGATCGTAAAGACTTTTAACAGCTCGAAAAAGTGTATAACCTATAAGAACTACTCTTAAAAAAAATGATTGTAAACTTCTCAAGGCTTTAAAGCCTCTGGTAATGCCCCTCCAAAGAACTCCAAATCCTTTTCCAACCATATTTACACCTTTTCCAAGACGTTGAGTAGTTCGCATGACCCTTGATGTCCAATGAGTTAGGGTTTTATATCCTGCTGCCAAGACATCAACCACTGCCTTTTGTCTTTGAAATTGATTGATAACCCGCTTCGCATCTTTTTCTACTATTTTGGCTACAGAAGTCGTTTTTCTCTGAGATTTATTAAATGTTTCATTTGCTTTGGCAACTTTTAAAATAGCAGGACCATATTTGTCAAAACCTTTAGTGAGATCTCGCATGATTTTGAGAATAGCTTGAGCCTGCTCATAAATTTTTTTAAAGACTTCGGTAGGAGGAGCAATAGTCTTCCATTGTTTGGAAAGTTTCTGCATTTCTTGGGTAAACTCTGCCCCAAATTCTGCCAAAGCCTTCATTGCGGGCTGATAATTAGCAGAGATTATTACAACAGCATCTGGCTTGGCCATCTATCTATCTCCTAGGTTTCTTCTTTGAAATTTTATCTGTTTCTTCTTTTTCATATTGATGAATAGCATCATCAATTACCATCAAATAATTTAAAAGCCTTGGCGAAAGATCGTCAAAGCTTTTAAGTCCTGGATATCCGCTAAAGATTTTAATCAGCCTATACATTCTGAAAGCATAGGATGCATAAGGCCAAATATCTGGCATTAGATATTTCGGACAAGGAACTCCTCGGATCTTTCCCTCGCAATCTGGATCCATTCCCTTGGCTTGTATAGTCTTTTCGCAAGTTTCACAAGAAGGCAATTTGGGATTCTTGAGACTCCAGGTTACGAGATCTCTGAGTTTTTTTCTTCTTCCTCCTCCAATTCTTCTTCTTCTGTAATGCCTCGAATTTTTTCTATCAAATCAGTAACTATTTCTCCAGGCAGAAGGAGAATTTTATCTAAAGCAAAAGGAACTTCTTGTCCTTCTCCATCAAAAACTTTTTCCCAGCCTTGTATGCCTCTTTTCAGATATTCAAGACCAACAGTAGAATACTTAAAGTCAATCTTCCGCTTTCCTTTCATTGCCCACATCTTGTCATCAATCTGGGCTCTTTCTTCAGCATCTAACCTTCTATAAAAAAACCTAGATTCTCCTACTTCGTGGACCAGCTTTTCTCCGGGGCTGATCAAAACAACTCTGTCCGTCATAAATCCTCCTTTCTTTTTTTATGTTACAGTAACTTCCAATTCCATATCACTTCCTGAGCGAATAGCTGTGTATGAAACATTTTCTTCTACTACTTGATCGCCTCTATCAAAATCATATTCTGGAAGAATCACATGTTTCAAATCAAAGGCCCAAGTATCCGTGCCATTTGTAAAAGAAAGCTGTAATGCCTTTTCAGTCTTATTTTGAACATCATGCCAGAAATCGGTAGCTTCATCTAACTCAAGAATAAAGTTTCCCGTGCAATTTGCTACTCCTTCAGGATGCTCTTTTGTATAACAATCTCCAGTTGTAAAATAATCAGAGGCAAAACCATTGTCATAAACAATTTCAGCAGATCTAACAGCTGTAGGCGTAACACCAACCGTAAAGGTTCCCTGACACATTACAAAAGGTTCTTTAAGCGGTGAATAAGTAGGAGATTGCAGACTTGCAACATCTAGTAATTTTCTAGTATATCTCCCAACAACATTCAAAGAAGCTCTTAAAATTTCTCGATTAGCCATTGTAAAAGTAATTGAAACAATCTTGACGCCGACATGGACAAAGCCTAAGCCTGCAATTCTTTCTTGGATCGTGAAAGATTTCAATCCAGCATCGTCTGGTTTATAAGTATTTACACTTTGGGGCCCGATTGCCCATTTCAGAAAGTTATCAAATTCTCCATCTCTCACATCAATATCGGGAATAGTTCCAGCAAGAACTTTGTCACCCCAAGCAAAATATCTTTTCCCGCGAGTTCCATCGGTTCCATCCTGCTCAATCACATTAGGAACCATTTTAAGATCAGTATCCCCATAAGATCTTAACCAAATAGCTCCAGAAGAAAAATCAGTTTCTTCTACACCCCAATCAGTTTCTTCCTTAAACCCTATCGTTCTTTTCCATTGATAGTCTCTTGCCATTTCTTTTCCTCCTATGTTAAAAATTATACAGGGGTTATATCCACAGTACTCATCTTTAGAGCGAACTCAATTGATCCTCCAGCTACGCCCCTATTTTCTTTAACTTTTGTAAAAAATTCTCCACCTTCAATCCAAGATCGAGCACAACAACCATTAACTTGGGGATTTTTCAAAAGCCACTTTGATATTTCAGCCATTCTTTGATCTACTAATTGTTTTTGAAAATTAACATCCATCTCTGAATGATAATAAATTACATTAAGAATAATATCCCAATAGGCCCAATCCCTACTTCTTCTGTCAGGAAGAAATCTATCAAAGTCAACACAGATGCAGGGAAGGCTAATTAGGACTTCTCTATCTTCATTGAAGAATTCCTGTATTCCCCAATCTGTTTGCTTTAACTTCAATATCACTAAAGTATTTTCTACAGCATCTCGAAATTCACCTTCACCGGTTGCAACTACCGCCATTATCTTGCCCCATCTCTTTTAACTTTCATTTTCATAAAATGCCTAAAAAGTTTCGAAAAAGTTCTAGCTATTTGATTTCTTTTCTTTTTACTGATGAAAAATAATCTTCTTGATTCATGAAATTTTAAAGCATAAGGAACCTTAGTCTTTTTGACTCCCCAAATATAAACATAAGAATCACCTCTCTTTTCAGGTTTTCTGATACCAGCAGGATGTTTTAACATAGTTAATGCATTATACAATAAATCAGTTAGCTTACCTATGTGTTTTCTACCAGAAGGATGAACAACTGGTCGACCATGATGTAAATATTTCTCTTTTTCTTTTTTTCTTCTTTTTTTTGGCTTTGTCTTTCCACTAGCTATATCTTTCCATTTGGAATATCTAACACTTAGATCTTTCCAGCCTTTTCTGGGAAAATCTTTAAAACATTTTGCTATGCGTTGTTTAAAGGGAGTAGATTCAATTGAAGCCCTTGTAGAGGAATCTATTGCCAAGCCAAGATTTTCCACCTTGGATTTAAAAGTTTCTTTATCAATTTTTATTTGAACTTTAAACATCCCCATATTCTCCCGATTCCCACTCAACACTTGGCAACGTTGGTTCATGATGTAATTTTGGACGATAGAAATAATCTACATATACTGTTTGTTTATCAGTTATATTTCCCCCTGATAGCCTTCTGATTTCCCCTGTATCATAAAAGATTTCATAATCAGTATCTCTTACATAAACATTTGTTTTATCCAAATCATCATAAACTACTTCTGTAAACTTTAAAACATGTTGATGATCTAGAGAAAGATAATCTTGGTCTGTCATATAAACTTCTTCCTCCCTAATTTGTCTGAAGCCTGAAGACCTCGGTTTGGTTGTTGGCTTAACTCCCCATTTGCCTGGCTGTATTTGAATTCTACCAGCCAACATATCATCTATCCATTTTTCTCCCGATTCTCCCCAAACAACAACATTCGCAGGAATTTCATCTCCTTCGGATCTAATTATCACAGCTGAATAAATGTTATAACAAGATAGATAAGTCGCTGCTTCTTTCAATATCGCTTCAATAGTAGCAGAAGGCGTGAAGCCCAATCTTCCTGAAATATAAGATTCTTGGGCATCAATAAAAGCTGTAATTTGAGCTTCGGTGATATTGTCTGTTGAGGCATTTCCAATTTTAATTCTGGGATAGACTCCACCGCTCATCAGAACTCGTTTAACTGCTGCAAGATCTGTTATATATGGTGCCATTTTTTTACTCCGCAAAACTTTCATCTACGGTTATTTCGTAACCATATGGTGAATTGGGTAAAAGTTTATCATAAAGATCTCTAACAAAACTCAAGAATAAACCACCATCATCTGAATCAGTTGTAAGGTAAAAAGCATCATCAAGAACAAACAAAGGAACTAAAACATAACGAGTCGCAGCAATAGCATAAGCAGTAGTTCCATCAATTACTACAGATCCTGAAATTCCAGATGCATTTTCTTGGGTAATTGTGCAAGTTACGGGAGCTCCATCATAATAAGCAGTTCCGCTTGCAACAAGTTCGTCTCCATCCGAATCTGAATAAAGTTTAATAGTCAAAACATGAGTATAGCCAACTCCATTGGCAACAACTGTTAAAGTATAATAAAGTTTTCCTTCATCTGAATTATCATTATCATAACCAGTCAAAGACCAAGATGAAAGTTGATTATTGGTATCACCATATTCAAGAATTGTAGTTCCTTCTATTATCTTAAAAGAAATTCCACCTTCTTCCCATTCGTAATCTTCATCCGTTACAGGCTGAACAGAAGGTGAAGCAATCGCAGAACACCTTACTTCCCAAAGTTCAGATCCTTGGGTTCCTACATCTGAACAGATAACTTCAATATAATTATCTTCTCTAGCCATTTGAGTAGTAAGATAATTTATTAGACTTCCCGCATTGGAATTAGTCAAACTGCTTGTTGGGCCGCTAGAAGAAATCGTATTAGCTTTAACCTTATCGCTTGCGGAATTCATCTCTCTTATCAAATCATCTATTACCTGAACTACAGTCTCATCAAGTCCTGAATTTAGTTGTGTTTTTACAAAATTGCTGAAAAATGAATCACAATCGGTCTTGATCAAAGTATCTTTCCAGGTAAGATAGGTACTTTGCTTTGCATCAAAATCATCCAGTGCTGTCTCAAGAGATTCCATATCTGATTTATTCGTATTGAATAAATTAACAAATGCTTTCCTTATTGATTCATAATAGTCATCATATTCAACCATTGTATTTCTAAACATTACATATTTCCCCATGCGACGATAAATTAAATCACGATCGTACATTTCTTCCTCCTTCTTATTTTTCCAGCATAATTATCAGTTTTTTTATGACACACTTGGCAAAGAGTTTGCCCATTTGAAATTTCAAATCTTAAAGCAGGATATTTTGCAAAAGATAAAACATGATGAGCATTTAAATAATTTCCTCTTTTCCTACATTTTTGACAAATATAATTATCTCTTTCAAAAACTGCTTTTCTCCAATCTTTATATTCTTTTGAATAATATCCTGTTTTATAACCTTTGCTTTTTCCACCTTTCCAATTATAATGTTTCGGCCCTTTTATAGATTGACCAATTTTATCTCTGGTCTTTTGAGAACGAGGAGGTCTTCCAAGTGAACCACAAGATTGAGAACAATATTTTCGGGAAACAGAAGGTATAACTTCAAAAGCTTTTCCGCAATATAAACAAACTAATACCTTTCTTTTATAAGGAGCATGTCTTTTGCGTTTCATTCCTTTTCGAGTCAGTAATCCTTTTTCTATGGATTCTTTAGATAGTTTTCGACCTTTGAGTTTTATGCTAATTTTCAATTTGGATTCCAAAGTATGATGTCTTCCCGAAAAAGTTGGAGGGGGAGTTTGTTTCAGCCGAATAATTCTTAATTTATTTTTAGTTTCTTCAGAAACTTTTTTTCCCATTAAAGCTTTAGATATTTTCTTTTTGTGATCCAAGGAAAATATTCTTCCCTTACCACTCAAGCTCATTTTTTTCTTAGTTTCTTCCGAATGAAATTTTCCCATGTGTGATTTTCTCATTTTCTCTATAGATTCTTCTGAATGTTTAAAACCTAACCTATTAGGCATCTTCCCCCCTTAACTTGCTATGTGAATATTATAACCAGAAAATTTTTCCTTAATTGTCTGAGTCATATATAAAAAGGATAATTTATCCTTTAAACTTTTACCCTCAAAAGTTAAATTGACTTTAGAAGATTTTGACATCTCATTAAATATTTTGTGTCTAGTTGGTTTAGGAAGAAACTTTTTAATCTTTTCGGCAAGAACATCCAAGCTGAATTTTTCTAATTTAAAATTGCGAATTTTCTTTTTTCCCGATACAGCAATCTGGATAGATTCCTGTATCTCTTTTAAGTTTTTTTGATTTTTCACATATATCAAATCATCTCCATATTCCCGTTTTAGTTGTTTCAATTCTAAAGCTACAAATGGCTTATTGAATGCTAAAAACTCTGCGGGAACCATACCAAAGCCCTCATGCCTAGAAAGAACAATCCCAGCTTTTGATCTTTGAATTATTTGAAATTTTGTTTTATCGTCTACCCGTTCATAATAATTGAATTTGTGAAGATTATTTCCATTTCCAAAAACCTCTCTGACTTTCGAAGTTCCAGTTCCAATATAATTAAGATCCAATGGATCTTTCATTTCAATAATTGCTTTTCCAATTTCTTTCCATCCTTTAAAATCTGCAATTCTTCCTATATAAGTAATTTCATTTTCTATTTTCTGCTTTAGAACACTTTTCATAACTTCTAAATTTAATGGCGGTTCACAAATGTGAATAGGAATTCTATTAAATCTCTTATCCCATTCATAAAATTTTTCTTTAGTCATTTTTGAGCTACAAAGTATTGCATCTGCTTGGAGATATTCTTCTCGATGATCTACAATTTTATCTTTCCATTCAGGAACTTCTTCTGTCAACCATTTGTCTGTTTCATAACAAAATAGCCAAATCGGAATCTGAAAAAACTCACCATATTCAATAGCTCTTTTTAAGCATTGCGGAGGAGTCCCGATTACCAAATCAAAACCTGCATACTTAATAGCATAACGGTTATTAAATTCAAATGAAATGCCTATTTCTCTTTTCCAATCATTCATAAAAGGAGATTCTTTCGGAGTACAAACATGAATATGCGCTCCAGTTTTAGCTAAAGCTTGGACTAAAGCATAATCAGAATATCTTGCTCCAGAATATCCAGGATCATCAGCAGTCATGAATAAAATTTTAAATTTACGTTCAGGATGAAAAGCTCTCCGGATATCCTTTCTGGAACTAAACGCTCTAGACTCTCCAACTTCAGGTGCTTTCTCAAACCACTTTTCAAAAACATCTGCCCCCACTGAAACTTTTTGAAAAGGTGATCCCGAGGAAAGAAACCAATTTTTCATCAAACTGGAAATAGGAAAAGGTTCTCCCTTGAGAACAGTAATTTCTCGACCCCAGCGAGAATTTAAAGTATTTTCAATTCTTTTCGCTTTTTTGGGTCCGGTATAAACTAACCAAATAACATCTTCCATTATTTTCCTTAAGGGACGGGGAAGAAGTGATTCCTCCCCATCCCTGTTAATCTAACTAGCTAAGATCTGTCGCTGCTGTATAAAGAGCATAGAGTCTATCTGTGTTGAGAACCTTGACTTGATCATACCAACGAAGGGCAACACCGAAGTATCTTCCATAATCATCTTTTTCTTCAGCCCAAATGAACTGAATAGCATTTTCATGGAAGAAACCAATTGCTCTTCCAAGAGCTCTTGGACCCATCATGAAACCCTTATAAATCGTGGTAGAATATCCATTGGCAGCTGATACGATCAACGGAGACCTATAAATAAGGCATCCATCCCAATAAGCATCAAAGCCTCTAAACGCAGGACCTATGGCATTTTGCTCAGACATGGTTGAACCAGCCTGCGCGGCAGCCGTCTTATAGTCAGTGTGAGTTACCAGATCATAAATCTGGTAAGGATGTAAGAAGCAAACATAATATCCATCGGCTTTCGCTCTTGGATTTGTGGGATCTCCTACATCGAATTTAGGAACTTTCGCTCCCTCCATCTTGTATTTCAACTTGGAAATGGTTCCAGGGGTTATTTTATCAGTAGCATCAATATCTCCAGATCCCGTAGCATCTCCGCCCCACAAAATATTTGCGGCAAGACATCCCGACACCAATGCCGTAAAGGCATCCGTTTCCTTTTTCTCCGCAGCTTCTTCGCCTAGAGTATAAACAGCCTCTTTTCTCAGTTCTATCAAGGTTTTAGCTCTTGCGCTAGCTGTGAATGCAACTGCTCCACCTTTCTCTGTAGGCTCGTAACTAACCAAGTCAAATTGCATCTTCTTCTCATTGCCTTTTAGAGAAGTAGTTTCAGTCAAATCCCAACTGATGTTAAGCTTTTGTCTCTTTGGAATGTTAAGCTTATCACCTTCTTTTTCAATGAGCTCTCTCTTGATAACCTCAAATTTGGCCATAAATCTCTTAGCCCAGTTGACATCCTCAACCTGCTTGGTCCAAATTTCTGGCAGGGTATTATCTATCGTGGTTGAAGATGTTACATTAGTATAACTTGGATTATCAGCCATTGTTCAAATCCTCCTATTTTCTTTATTTCCTCAGTTCAGAAAAAAACCAATCACCAATTATTTTTTTGTCTCGTCAAGATAATAATCGGTTCCAACCAATTTGATCTTTTCTGCATTCATCAGCTCGGTCATTTTTCCCGGAGGCATTTTGGCTATATCATCTGCGGTTAATTTTTTGCCTGTCGGAGTTTCTTTCTTGGTAGCTTGCTTTCCATCTCCTGTCAAAATCGAGGGCATTTCTTCAAAAACGGAAAGAAGTTCCAATGTTTCCTTGCTAAAATCAGCTTCAAGATCAGTTCTGTCTCCTTCAAATTTCTCGACCATTGACAAAACTTTGGCTTTCTGAGCTGGAGGAAGTTTACCTGAACCAACCAAACTTTCCACTTTCTCGTTGATCATCTTGGTAGACTGGGCTTTTCGAATTTTTTCCAGAGTCTCTATCTTTTTAACCCCAGTCTTAACAGCCTCTTCGAGCTTAACCAAAGACTCATGAGTTTGTTTTCCAAGAGCTATTTCTCTCTTCTTGAGCTCAGCCTCTTTCTTTTCAAGAGCTTTGGCCTTTTCAACTAGTTCTTTAACTTCTTCCATCGTATCTTCCTCCTTAAGATATTCGAAATTCACAAGTTTTTTTACACCTACAGAATCTGCTTCAAGTTGCTGAAATCCTTCTAACTTTGTGATTTGTGGATCAAGCGTTAAAGCGACATGATCGATAATCTCACCCTCATCTTCTCCAGATTCAGAATTTTTAAAGTGAGGATCAATGCTTATACTTGTGTCCTTAATCGATTTATTGCTGACCAACTCTTCAATTTGATCAGTAGTAAAACCAATTAAGCCCCACAAAGAATTATTGTCCCGAATCTCAAGATCTTCAACCCAACCAGTATTCAAGCGTGGATCTTTCGAATGACGGAGAGGAACTGGAACCTTTTTGAGCTCTTTTTTAAAAGCATCAATCCATTTCTGCAATCTTTCAACAGTCACTTCCAATTTCTTTTCCGTACCCGGAATAATCCAAGATCCTACCCGAATCAACTCTTTCCAGAATTTCTTACCTTCTTTATTCTCAAAATTCAAATCCTCAATGTTTGAGCTAAGAAGAAGGCTTTCTTCCGCGGTTGGTTCGAATTCCTCAAGAAACTTCGAATAAGCAGCGCCAGCAGTCTTAATAATGTAGCCCTTGATTCTTCCAAGTAGCAATTTTAGGTTCTTGGGGGCTTTCTCAATTTCCTTATCAATGAACTGAATTACGGCCTTAAACTTTCCACCATAAGGTGCCTTTGCCATTTTATCTTTATCCTTTTCTGGATATTCATCTTTATCCTTTTTATAAGGCTCATAATCCTTTTTCTTCTTATCTTTCAAATCTTTATCCCAATTTCCATAAAAATCGTCACTCATGATATAACCTCCCATATTTCAATTCTCTGCTCTTCCAGCATCACTTCCTGGCCTTGAGCAGGATTGATAACAACAGAGATATTCCTAAACTCGATGTCTTTGGCACTCCTTTTCTTACCTTTTGTATTGACTTCTGTCAAACGCATGGCTGGAGAAACACCAAAAGACATAAAACCCATCAGCCTTTTCTGATCCTCTAATTTCTTGATAAGAACGGAATCAACAAAACACAATTCTGCTCTTATTCCTTTTACACCCTGATCCCAAAAAGGCTGTCTATAAAAACCTACCCAGGTTTCTATTCCTTCTTTGTGATCAGTAAAAATGGAAAACTTTCCTCCCTCAGCAGGTTTGCCCTCATCCTTCTTCAAATCGGCGAGGGCTTTTTTAATTTCCTCTGCGGGATAGAAAAGATCATTCCATGTTCCTTCTTTTAAGATAATTCTATTCTTAAAAATAAGAATATTATCTTTTTTTTCAAAACAATACAAATCCATTTAGTCCCTTTCTCCTCCAGGGCCAGCCAATCTTTGAAAAACCCAAATGTCGGCTTTGGGGGTTTCTCTTTTGAAAGTATATAGTCCCTTTAAATGCTTTCCCTTGAATTCCGCCGACATGAAATTTGGATTGTCCTCCAAAATATTCAGCGAACCAGAATCTTCAATATCTACATTCGCCTCTATTTTCTTGTTAGGATTTTCCCCATGCGCCGGTGGAAGCTTGCCTTTAAAAGTCATCCAAGCTTTCACTGGAGCATTGGGAGGACCAATTGTCGTCTTAACTTTTTTTGCAGCAACCGCTTCTTCAAAAAGAGGTGATTCTTTCAACTTGAAAGTATCAAGCCATTCTTTGCCCCTATCTATTCTAGTAGAATATTGTTCAACCGGCATTGCTCTCACAACTTTTGCACCAAGCCACCATATTTTCTGAAGAATGAATTTTGCTTTAGCTAATTCCAATTCTTTTACTTCAATCTTTCTATGTTTCAAATAACCTTCATCGATAAGCCAATTAAAAGCTAAATCCATTTTTTTCAAAGCCTCATTTTTGGATACAGCTTTAGTCCACCATTTTATTTCATCTGGAATGATAGCTTCAAATTCAGGAGATAATCCCGATGTTCCCCGAGGTGGAACATAGTCTCTTTTCTTCCTTCCTTCTGGAGACATCAGATAGGGAATTTCATTTTTAGTCTTAGAGAAAAACCAAAAAAGTTCCTTCTTCCCAACTCTTTCCCATTCTTTTCTCCTACCTATTAAACGTGTAATAAATCTTCCTTTATATTTACTACCTCTCAAAAAATACTCTCTAAAATATGCCTTTCTGGTTCCGGGCCAAGAAAGACCCCAGTCTTCTCCCCAGAATACTCCCTTTTTAGTAGCAGTTGCACCTACTTGACCAGGTTCAACAATATTTTTAATTTCCTTAATCCATACCAAGGGTTGAGTTCCTTTTTCTGTAGCATAGAGTCTGGTTCCAACCGGCATATCTGGTCTCATTTTTTTAATTTTGGGATCATTCGCATATTTTTCAGCTTTTTCAAAAGTATCAACATCTTCTTTTATTGCCCCCTTAATCTGATTAGCAATAGTCCAGCCTTCAAGATGATCATTTATTTTAATCCTAAGATCGCTGTGCAAACTCCGTCCCCTGAAATGATCAGATAGTTGGAAGAATCCTTTTGGCAATGTTTTCGGATCCATCTTTAAAATTTGTTCTCTAGTTTTACCAGTCCATTTTTTAAACTTGCTTTCCACTTCTGGAACTTTTGGAGGTTCTTTCTCAAGATTGATTTCTTCTTTAAAAGAAAGTTCATAAAAAGAAGAATGATAAGATAATCTTCCGCTTATCGCTTCTTCCCCAGCTAGCTCAGCTTCTTCTTCAAAAAAAAGTTTTTTCTTTTCAAAAACTTCTTTGTATCGTTTTGGGAAAGGCTTCTCGGCTATTTCTCCACCAGTTTCTTTAACAAGTTTCAAAGCAAACTCCAAACTATCAGGTTTAGTTTTATCTTCACGTTTCTCAATTGGTCGAGCAGCCCACATATTCAACCAAATCTCATTGGTTTTGGGATCCGTATATTTATTTATATTTGAGAAGGCCACTCTTAATATATCTCCTACCTTACATTTGATTCTAGTGTTATAAGTCCTTCCTGAAGGAATTAACTTATCTCCCTTTCTCACAACCGTGAGATAATTCCATGCTGCTAACTTTCCAGCTTTAGGACCTGCAACCTGATGGATATCAATAACTTCTACATCTAAGTCAGCTTCTTTTTTGCCTTTAACCCATTTAGTTGACATTCCACCTAAAGGATAAGTTCCTTCTGACTGCTTAACCATCATTCCTTCTGAATTCTTGATCCCCCCAAAATGTTCCCAAGCCTTTTCTACTTGTCCTTCATTTTTGCAAAGCCTCCATTCCATAACTTGGAGTTTACTTAAATTTAAAGGCTTGATTGCTTTATCTAAAACATGTTTTCTTTCCATTTCAGTTTCTTTATGCAAATCTCTATCATCGATCATTAGAATGGTAAAGATATTAGCAAAGAAAGGCTTGTCATCTACAGCTCCTTTAGAATGAGCATATCCTGCAACATCGCTTCTACCCATATGTTTGCCTTTCAAGAATCCCTCAGACCATCCTTCTATTTCACTATCAACGATAAAATCTTGTTTAACCTTTTTGGCTTGAGCAACGATAGTTGGAAGTCTATGAGTCCAATCTCCACCATCTTCAGATTGGATTTTTACTCTATCACCCTTTTTACTGATAATAGCACGTGCACCGTCCGCTTTCTTATCAATGATAAACTCATAATCTTCAGGCTTGAATTTGCCTTTCAAAAAATTCAAGATATTCTTAATCGAATAAACTTCTTGTTTTCTATATCCTGCAATTCCTTTAAGTGGAAGAAAATATCTAAAATATTCTATCTTATCTTCTCGTTTTGACTTTTCAGCTTGACTGCTAACTTCTTCTGATTTAATTCTCTGGAAATTCCAACCATCTTTAGATAGACCTACCAGTTTATCTTCGCATCTTTCAAATTTAATATTATAGAGAGGAATATAACTAGTAAATAATCTGGAATCAGAAACAAGATGGATGTCTTCCATCAAATCTGTAGGTAATTGGGACATAAGTCTAAATTCTTCTTCCGGCAGTAAGTCTCTCCTGCAAATCAAATCAACATCATTCCCGTGTCCTGAAACTGCCATTGAACCAGCAAGACAAACAAGTTCTTTTCCTATATAGAAATCTTTAAATAAATCCAAAACTCCCTGAAGTTTATATTTTCGCTTCTGGCCATAAAGCTCATATTTCATAGAAATCTTATCAAGCAGGTCTATGATTCTGTGTTCCATATTCCTTCTATCTCTCATTTCATCAACAACAAAAGCATGAGCATGAATCAAGGGTTCTGAAATTTTTGGGTAATTTTCCCAGAAGATATCATGGAGTTCTGAATGAAGAATAACTAATTCTTTATTCGAAAGACTGTCCAGATATTCAGGCGTAACCTCTTTAATATCAAACTTTCTCTCAAAATTCAAATAATGAATATCGTCAACAAAAGCCTGAACTTCCTTTTTTTGCTTGATATCTTTTGGCCTATCAAAAGGAATAACTTCCCTAACTTTCCACAAATAAAACTCTTTAACATTTGGCCAAAAAGCTATTCTTTCATCATCTGTAATTTTATGAACATCTCTTAGTTCATCGAATTCTTTTCGAGAGATCTTTTCATAATCCTGAAAACGAGCTAGGCCATAGTCTTTCTTGCCACTCACAATATGATAAAAGCCGCGTAGGTCAAATTTCTTTGATTTAACCACGGCCGCTTTATTGCCCGATATGAGCATCTGAGCATGCGGAGAGACTAAAGTTAGGCCCTTCGTAGATTCCTTCGCCAGGACTTCTCGAAAGACCTCTCGAGAAATTCTCTTCATTTTGTTAGGATGGAAAACAGTTGATTCTCGATCAATTAACTCCCTAACAATTTTTCCCAAAAAAGTCATAATTTGTTCTTTTGTAAAATCTTTTATTTCCATGTTCCTTGTTTCCTTTTGGCCGAAGCACAAGCAAGTAGAAATCGCATATCATCCCTTAATTGTATCTCAGTTCTACTATCGGCTTCATATTTTTCAGTATCAAGTTCTTTGTTATTTTCAATGGGCTCATTTATACAAACCCATAGTTGGTTGTCAATATCTTTCCCGCCTAAAATATTTCTGCTGGTCTGCAATTGAACTCGTTCGACAGATTTAAAAACTATCTCAAGATTTTTTCTGATATTTCCTTCGCAATGCATAAGAAAGATTTTGCAGTTCTTGCTTAGTTTATTAACTATCTGAGGAATATCATTTAAATTGAAAGGCATACTAGCTATCTCTTTTTGTTCCAAAATGCAATCCAAAAATTTTTGAGGTTCATATTTAGATGAATCGTATGGCGGGTCAAAATAAACTACATCTACCTTTGGAAAATTCATTCTTTGAATATCTTCCCTTAAAACCTTAGCCTCTTTTGAAAAATTTATTCTTCGATAGAAAGATTGTTTAATTTTCTCTTCTAAAAATTCCTCAAATCGCTTAGAAAAGTTATTTTCTCTAATTGGCATATAGGTAAAATAATGAGTAAAGGTATCCGCCAACACTCCCAAGCCAATATGTTTTTTCTTCATTTGTTGTGCATGAACTGCCAATCCATCAATTCGTTTTCTTAATTCTTCGGGTTCTTTTCTCATCTTTGCTTTAGTAAACCATCCTTCAACTGGCTTAGCTTTTAAGAAAGCATCAGTTTCTTCCTTTGTTAGTTTGTCTTTTGAAAGCAAATAACGAGAAAACCAATAAGGAACTCCATTAACATCGTTAGCTAAAACTTCCATTCCTCGTCTTAAGCAAGATAAAAGAACCGTGCTTCTACCACAACAAGGATCAAAGATGGACTTCGCCCCAACTGGAATTCTCTCCAGAATATCGTCTCGAACTAAATGTCTACTTTGCCACCAAATCACCAGCTTTCTCCTTACTTCTTTTTATTCCTAAATCATAGATTAAATTCAATAAATCAAAATGTCCCAGTTTAATTTCCTTCTCTTTCGAGAATTGTTTTAATTGAATAAATTCTTTTGCTTTTCCTTTCAAGAAATCATGATCCTCATCTGGCATTTCAACGTATCCCTCAAAGCTATATTCTTCTTTTCCTTTCTCAACGCCTTGATTGTAAACTTTTCTCAAAGCAATAAATGCGGATCTTTCAGGATTCTTTTCCTCTTTATAATCAAATGAAATCTTCCCGCCCTCTGAAGTAAGGGGAACTCTAAATCTTTTGGCTAATTCAATAACATCAGGTTTAATATCTTGAGGCTCATTATCAAAAGTTTTCAAGAAAACATCTTTATTAATATTTCTTACATAGGGATCAAGGGGTTCAAACTCAAAATCGATTTTGGGAAGACTTCCTGAAAAATTTGCTCGGATCAAAGGATCCACCAGATAAGGAAGAATATAGCCTTTAGCCATATCATTTGCCAAACTTTCAACTGCTCGAGAAAGCCATTCACTATGAATATTAGCTTTTGCATAAGATCCTCCACCACCAAAAGCTACTTCTTCAAAAACAAAGATCGCTCTCGCTTTTAGCTGATCCATCTTGTCATGATCTGCATTAAAATCATAGACCTTACCTGCTTTTTCTTCAAGCAGTTCTATGTTCCAACCTGCTTCTGAAGGCATAGAAACCCCACCCGAAGAACGAACTGATTCTACTATTTCCTGAATTAGATCTAAATTATCTACCATGATAGGAGAATTCTCAGAATCAAGACCAATCTGAGATTCACCTATCGGAGCTTTTCCCAGAACTGTAGCTATAGCCAGCTTCTCGGTATAAAGCCCATGATTCTCAAAAATATATTTGTCCAAAAACCAATAACGATAAGCAGATCTAATCCTGGATCTTCCGTAAAGATTCCCAAATCTTTTATCATGAGTATAAACAAAACATTTTTCTTTGGGAATAGTAACCTCTTCAGTATTGCCCCAGGGCAATTGCTGAATCAATCCATCAAAGGAACCATCTTCGGTAACTTTGATGGTTAGATATTGGGGATCCATATCCAAGGGAATCTTCAACCACCATTGACCATCCCTTGCTTCAAATCTTTTTTCGTTACCTGAATAGCCAAATTCAAGAGCTGTTGATAAATTTCTCATCAAATGTTTCCAGATTCTTTCTAAATTCTCTGTGGCGAATTTTTTAATTTCTTGAGATTTACAAACTAATTGCCATCTCATATTCTGGATAGGTATTTTAAAAATAAGCAAAGGAAATAAGATTCCCCCATCATCCAACATTTCCTTGTATGTTGAAATTTGAATAGTATCGGGATTATAAGTTTCACCCTCTTTGATAAAAGAAAATTGATGACGACCGAGTTGTGCCGAGGTTAGAAGTTTATATAAAGATTTTTTCTTATTTTTTTTATACTTCGTAACTTTAAATTTTGCAGTTTTAGCCATGCTTTATTTTCCCAAATTTTAAATTTGTTTCAATTCTAGGCCTAAAGAAAGAAGCTCTTGATAAATGCTTTTTCTTTTTTTCTTTCATTTTTCTCGCTTGCTGACTTAATATTTGTCCTCCCGATCTATATCGAAATCCTTTCGTTCCAGTTTTCGCGGCTTCTCTTGCAAAGAAACATGCCATTACAAGATCGTCTTCTTTCATATTAGGCCAGTTCTTAAGCTGTTTTATCCATTCACACCAAATACATTTGCAGACCACAGAATGCTTTCTCCCCATAAAAATTTTCCATTTACCTTGCTCGAAATCCAAAGCCATTCCATCAATGCCTGCCAAAGATCTTTTCTGCAATTGCGTAAAGTATGCTTTTAAAGGAAGATGAGTATCCTTTGCTTCAGGTAAAGTTTTTATCCATTCCAGAAAGGATTTTTGATAAGCATTAGTTTCCACCATTATTTTTTTTGCCCAATGGATTTTTTGAAGTTGGACTACCCGTCTTGCTGTAGCAATAGAACCAAGTCTCTTTTTGCCCATTTCAACAGGATAAAGATTTCCCTCGGGATCTCTTGCAAGGATAAAAAATGCAGAGAAAGAAGCATCGGAACGTTTTCCTATCGCAAGATCAACTCCCATAAATCTTGGCCAGTCGGAAGAAATATCAGAAGGCGATCTGGTATCAAAAACACAACTATCAACATCCTTTTCTTGGAAAGTGTGATCTTCATCGGAGACTGGTTTCAATTCATAATTTCTTTCCCAATCTGACTTCTTCATTGATTTTCTTTTATTCTGCAATTTTGGCGCATTCCATTTATTTGGCCAGATAGGTTTAAAATCTACAATGGGTCGGATAAGCTTCTCATACTCAGGATCATTTCTTAATTCACTGGTTAAATCATCTTCATGCCAAGTAGTAGCAATATAAATTAATTTACCTCCATCTGCTAGCAAAGGAATCCAAGTTGAATAAAAAGCCCGCTTAATTGTTTCTCTCATCTTGGGAAATTGAATTGCATTCCTGAAATCTACAGGATCATCAAAAATAAGGAGGTCTGCTTGACCTCCCGTAGATGAACTGAGAATCGACCAGGCTTCAACACTTGAATCGGAGCTAACACCTGGTCTGTCAACTGTAAATTTATGTTTCGTCCAATCAAGTTCGCCGGGCATAAGATCGGGAAAAACTTCATGAAGATCGATAGAGTTTTCAATATAATATTTAATAAATCTAATTTTTGCTTTTGCCATTTCGTCAGTATTCGAAACGACTTTAATTCTCATGCGGGTATCTTTTCCAAGAGAATGAATTGCATAAGATTTGACAATAGTAGTTTTCCCATGCTTTCTAGGAATAAGAAGAAGGCCTTTTTCTTTAATTGAATCAAAAAAATCGATAATTTCATTATGAATTTCATCCAAGACTAAAGGATTTCCAGTTTTATCATCCTTGATAACTAACTCGGTAAAATCCTTTGCATTAGTTTGAGCTCTTTCGTATTTTTCTAGTTCTTTAATTTCTTCTTCAACTGTTAGCATCCTGCTTCTCCTTCTGTTCTCGTAGCTTCCCCAACCTATCAAGCCTAGAAGATCTCGGGCTATCTCCAGAGCCACCATTTTCACTAGAAATTCTAGCAAGAACTTCCAGCTTGAATTTTTGCAAATCAATCAAACTTGTTATATTACTTGCCGTAAGCTTCTCTTGTTTCTTAACCCTATCAATAAGTTCATTACAGCTTTTCAAAATTAATTTTTTTTCGATATCGGGGATTATTTCAGTTGGCCCAAAAGAATCAACAAATTGCTTTGCTTTAATTTTCTTTTTAACTCTGTAAATTTGTTGATCACCCAATCCTAATTCGAGTGCAATTCTCTGCCAAGAATAGCCTAGGCCCCGCATTTCGTTAGCAAGAGAAACATTTTGGTTAAATTGTTTTACTGTGTTCATTTTTTTGAAATTATTGTTAGTTTTTTACTGGGTAAAAGAATACCTTTTTGGTAAGCTCCGCATTTTGTAGCTTGCAAAACTAAATTAGCATTGAACTCAAATCCCTCTAATTTCCTAGCTTTGCGGTAGGTCCCAATGAAAAAATCAAGCTGTGCGATAGTTTTTTTCATTACTTCACAATTTTTGGCGAGTTTACAATCCTGACATGACATTGAGATTCCTTTCCAAAAAGAAAGGCTGATCCGTAAACCGTGCACGGAACAGCCTTACCTTTTTGTTGAATTAGGTTTGGGATGAAGAAACGTCTTTCCCCTCCCAATCAAAGGGCCAATGAGCAAAAGATTTTTTATATCATACTACTATAGATTGAACTTGTTTAGACAATTACTACTATAATTATAAGATAAATAGCTTATGAATTCTAATTTGTCAAGGAATATTTTATATTTTTTTTCTGAAATGAAGATAGAAATGTAGATAAGTGGTTAAGGCAAAAAGGTTTAAGTCGTGTAAAAATAATTTAAGAAAATTTAATCTTTTAATTGTTTAGACCAATCTCGATTATAGATCCGCACTTTTCCCCTACCCTTACATTTCTTACACCTGACTTTGGTTTTGCCATCTTTTTTTCTTGGAGTTCCAATTCTTTCATGAGTAGAACAATATCTGCATCGAAGCCAACGATAACCTTTACCACCACATTTCCAGCAAGTAAAAGTATTGTAGGCTTTCTCCTTCTTTTCTTTCTTTGCCTTCTTTGCCTTCTTTGCCTTGCGAATCTTGGTCTTTTCAGATTTTTGTTGAGCTTCACTATAAAATGAGGAACCCAGCAAAAGCATAAATAAAATTAAATATCTCATTTGCTTCCTTTCTCTTTTTTCTTTTTCTCAAAAATAGTTTTTTGCCCTGTAGCCTCAAAAGTTATTTCCATCTGGGTTTCCGCGGGAACCGCAGGAGAAATAACTTTCCTTTCTGCTTTAATACGAATTTCAATTCCACAATTAGGACATACTCTTCGCTCGTCTACCAATGGCTTTCGCTCTTTGGCCATCCCTTGCCTCCTTTCCTTTTACTAAAATTTCCAATCTTTCCTTCAAAAATTTTTTTCCCTTTTCATCCTCGGCTTTAAATTTTTGCTCAAGTCTTTTTCTCATTCCCTCTCTTGCACTTGGTGGAGATTTTTCAATCAGTTTTGCAATAAGTTCAGCTTCCGTCATTTTTTACCTCCTCATAAGTCTCTTCAAAGATATCTCCCCGGCAAGGATACAACTCTCCCTTAATCCCCCTGATAACAAAATCACCAGGTTCAGCCCAGACAGTTCCCCCTATAGCAGAAATGGGCATTTTCTTCCTTGTTTGAAAAGCTTGAATTACTACAGATTTTTTTCTATAGCTTTTCCATTTATCTTTATCCTCATTTCCCATCCTGTTCCTCCTTCATTACTTTTACCAATTCATCCATTCTTCCTTTAAGTCGATTTAAATCTTTCTCGATTTTTTCTACTGGAAGAATAGTCCTGTAATCCTGCGCAAAGATCCGGAAAGAAGTCCAGAGAATATCCCAGACTCTTTCCGATTCTTTGGGTTTACCACCACAACATCCTGCCATTTTAGGTCTCCAAACCAAATTTATGTCCAATAATTTTCCCAAGAACATTCCAGTTTTCCCAAGGAAAAATTACTACCGATCCATCTTCTCTAATCATAGTAGCACTGAAAGTACCATTCTCAAATTTAACTTCATAGAGAATTCTTTCCTCGGATCCAATAATTAGAAAATCCTTTTCATAAATTTCTTTTCCGTCAATATCTTTTTTTCCGCTATACCACATCAATTCGTAATCTTCATTCTTTTCTATATGAAAACCAAAAATATTCTCCGCCATATGTTGATGGGTAATAGTAAAACTACTATTAAAGAAAATCTGAATATCATAATCTGAATCATCAGGATAAATCATTTTCTTTCGAACTTTATCGTATAAACGCATTTTAGGAATTATTATCATTTCCTTTCCTTCATAATTAGTTTTTCAGATGGACCATCATACGTATAACTTGCTCCTAAAGAAATTTTCTTTTTTCCACCACTAATTGATTGCCCTTCTTTAAAAGCGGTTTCCATTACATTGAATATTGCCATTTCTATTTTCTTCTTATGCTGCGGATCCAATTCAAACATATGCTTAGTGCCATATTCAGTTTCAATTAAGCTTACAATTTCCTGAACAGCTTTTGCTACATATTGCATTTTACCTCCTATTTTTTTATTTTTCCAAATTTAACCAAAACACCTTTGCATAATTCAACACCCATTTTTATTCCCAAGACATAAGCTTCTCTTAAATTATTTGCTCGATGATATTGAAATTTAACCAAATCATCATTAGCTAAATGGTCAGCTACATATTTGTCAACCATTTGTTTCAGCTCTGTCTGTTCTTTCTCCTTTTCTATCCGCTCCTTTTCTTTTTTAGTTATTCTTTTTTTCTTGGTCATTTGCTTTCTCCTTTTTGTTCTATTTTGGAACTGGGGTTATAAATCCTCCAATTCTGTAAAAACGATCAAATCCTTTAATTTCTTTGCAATTTTCTTGTCAAGAAAGTGGATTATCGGCATACCAAGCTGTGGCGGTTTGCCCTTATATTCCAAATTTACCAAATAGTTCAAGCTGTAATCTTTCGTTTTGTAGTCAAAACATAAGCAATAATCCTTGCTATTAATCAGTATTTCTATTTTGAGAGTATTGTTTTTTAGGGCTTGTTTCATTTTTTCTCCGTTAATTTTAAAAATTTATTCACCTTTAATTTCTTTAACAATAGCATCAGCATCAACAAAACCATTTGCCAATAAAACACCAGCAACATTTTCCATTAACTGAGAAAATTCTTTGTGTATCGGGTCATCGCTATTTTCGGTATCTCCTGTAAGCTTCAATGTTAATAATTCACCTATACCTTCTCCTGCTTCATGCATCAAAATACTAAATATTCTTTCACTATCAACTCTTTTATCAATATATATATTTTTCTTCTCTACGTCTACAGCACCTTCGGAGTTTTCACCAAGCAATTTTTTGTTTTTTGTGAAATGCACTTTAAAACTATAGCCCATTATTTCCAGCATATACATTACAAAGATTTCCTTTCGTCAACTGAATCGTCAACCAAATCACCAATATTAAAATAAACCGGAATATTCCATTTTATCGCCATCTCCACTTCTCGGTTTGCTCCCTTACTTTCTCCAGGCAATCTTAACAGAGCATCGCATTTCTTTAATATTTTTAAATCGTATTCATACCAGAAATCCACGGGCTTCGGACTTATCGCATGCCACAACATTGCTAAGTGTGGTATGAATGGAGTAAAGCCAAGTTTGATAAGCTCATCTGCTACTTTTACTACTCTATTTGCATTAGCAACTGGATCCGGATTTATATATGGAGCTGCTATAAAAATTATTTTATCCATTACAGTAATTTCCTCTTTAATATCCAATAATATTTATCATAATTTATATCATCAGGAATATTATCATGTTTTGGACTTGTCATATCCCTTGCTTTCTTTATAAAAGATAAACCTAGAACTAAAGCCTCTGGAAGCACATCGTATCCTAATGCTTTTAGCATAGTGCTTGCAGTCTTAAAAGTGCCTAATCTATTATCTTCAGGTTCATAAGTTCCACTTTTATTTTCGCAGAGTTCAAGACATTCTTTGTCTATTTCTTCTATGATTTCTCTTAAATTTTTCTTTTTCATAATTCTCCTTTAGGTTTGATAATCACGAACCTAATCGTCAACTATAAATCTTTACCCTTTGCTTTGTAGTATCCTTAAGCATAATATCCCTCGACCAAGTTTTTTTAAATCTTGGATGTATGCTAAACACTTTCTGGCTAGCAGGACTACCTGTTTTCAATCGCTTTAAAGAATATTCAGTTCCACCAGTCCAACCACCATTGGTAATAATTTTAGAAAATTCACTCGGCTGATGTATGTGAGCAACTAAAAAGTAATCAAAATCTACAGGCCTACCTTTTTCATCAAGATATTCCCTCAATACTTCCCTGATGTTTCCCTTGCCTCTTTTGATACCATAGAAAGGTATTCCAAGCCAACTGAAGAAATCATCCCCATGTTCCATGTAAAGCTTACAACCCATCCGTTCTATCAACATCCACCAGCTTTTAGATATATTAAATTTTACATTTCGGAAACCCTCAAGCCTCTGCTTCATCCACTGCGCAATTAAATAGTCAAGATGGTCAAATGGTGAAAGCACAGCAGTTTTTTTAGTAAGCCTTGAATGGTTACCGCATACACTATAAACATTTACCATGGGAAATTTCGTAGCAATCCAAGCGACAATTTTTGTAAGTTCATCTACTACAAGCATAATCTGTTCTACCACCGCTAAATCAGTGGTTCTCAACTGCGACTCCCTCAAAATCTTACCCTCAATAAGGTCGCCAACCAGATAAATATTGCAAACATCATAAATTGTTTCTTTAAAATGAATATTGAAAATCCTATCAAGCGAAGCCTTGTAAAAACCCATTTCTCCCAACAAAACCTTAACGTTAAAACTTCCAAGCCCACCACTTTCTTCGGCATCTACCGTCAGCCCTGCATGCACATCGCTAATCATCAGATTCATTTCTTCCCTAGTTTTCCCCTTAGACCTTTTGGGTTCGGGTATTTTGTAATCAGCTTCCAGTGCTTTTGTTGCAGTAAGTATAGCATTACCAACTATTTCAAAAAAAGTTTGTTGCTTCCGCAGAGAAATTAGTTCTCTTTTTTCTATGCCCCTTAAAAATCCTTCTTTGCCTTTTGGTTTTTCGTAGAATTGGCTTCTCCAGAAATCCCTAACTTCTTTAGGGATTAATTTTACTTTAAACTTTTTATTTATAAATGTTGCGATACGGGCATAACTTTGCCTGTCGCTATCGGGGCTATTTTTTATCTTAGTTATTTCGTCTGCTATTTTACCGCTAATTTTATCCAATTACTTCTCCCTTGGAACTTTATTGCCCTCTATTATTTTTTGAATACCCAACAACCTGTTATTTCCTTTATTGTTATCATGCAACATTTTTTGAAACCTCTTACGGCCTATAATATGTCTTAACTGTTCTATCCGATAATAATAAGGATCATCCAACAATTTGGTTTTTTCCTTTTGTAATTGTTTAATTTTTTTCCCATATTCTTTTTCTATTACATAACCTACGATCTTAATCCTTGTTGGCCTAGTAATTTTCATCCCGGTAAGTTCTTCAAATTTATTCCTGTCAACACAGCATTGTTTTTTCAACGCCTTTTTGAACTTAAAAAAACCTATTATTTTTTTATAAGGAATAGCCCAAAATGTTTTATTTTTCATTTAAATTCTTTTGGAAATATTAGAATATAATTTAGATTCAGCCTCACGAGTCCAAATAGCAACTCTTATTTCTTCTTCGGTAAAATCTGTTTCAAAAACGGTAACGGCTCTTCCTATTTCTCCATAAGTATGAGCATCACTCCCGCCTGTTTTTGCAAAATGAAATTTTTTATATAATTCCAAAATATCAGAACCACCATGATTTCCATTCATTTCTTCCATACCGTCAAGATCACCTAAAAATCCTTCATCCATTTCTCCAAGATTAACAAAAGAAAAACATGGATGAGCCAAAATAGCTATTCCATTTAAATTCCTGATTAACCTAAGAGCTTCTAGGGGATTTAAAACTTGTTCTCTAGGATAAACTATTTCTTGTTCAATAAACAAACCAAGAAGATGACCGTAAGTAATATTTATTTCTATTCCAGAAATTACAAGAAAATCTTTAGAAGAATATTGCAGAGAATTCAATCCACCCAGAGAAGAATTATGGTCCGTAATTGCAATTCCGGAAAGTCCTCTTTCTTTTGCAATTCTCACAACTTCTTTGGGTTCTACTTCGGCAGAACCGGAACAAGGAGAATATTTAGTATGTATGTGCAGGTCAAGCTCCATTATTTTGGCTCCGCTTTTGGACGTATTATTCCATCGCCTTTCTCGTAATTTCCATCAGGCCCCATCACGGGAAAAAATTCCAAGCCATTCTTCATCGCTCGGGCAACAAATATATTCATCATATCTTGTTCGACAGCAGAAGAAGTATCTCTTGCATTGATATTCAAATATGGATTGCCATCGTCAACTCTTAATTGAATCATTTGGTCTCCTTTGAATTTTTCCTTTTAATCGCTTCAACACAAGCGCAGTCTTTCTTAAATAAATTACAACCCTTTTTATCAAATTCTCTTAAAATGTTTTTTTTCTGTTCAAAAGCAACTATCAGTGCATCTCTCATTAATCCTTGAACAAGCATGCAAGTCTTAACTCTGCATTGTCCATCAGCATCTTCTTTATAATTATAAGCACAATTAATAGGAAACAAAGCTTTGACAACTCCTCCAACACTAGCATCACTCACTATAACTCCTTTCTTTATTTTCTCCTATACCATTCTTCCCAACATCTTTGATCTGCTCTATCGCTGATTGCGTTGACTATTGTGAAGAACATATAGATGATAGCAAAGATGATAAAAGTAGCTAGATACAAAGCAGAAATTAGAAAGATTATTTCGTAGAAATTCATATTTCCTTATCCTGAAATCGATTTGAATACCTCATCTGTATCTATATAAAAACTTCCATTTTTTTGAGAGCCCTTATCGCTTTTCGCCACTTCTTCAGATAGACTTAACACTTTCACAAAATCCGAACCATCTCCATCAAAGTAAATAATAAGATTACGAGACATCCCACAACATAAACCCTCAGCGTGTCTTAGCATTAGAACTAAAGCTCTATAAAAAGCCTCGTTGCAATGAATCTTAATTTCAAAATCTTTTCTTTCATTACTCATTTTTTTCCTCCTTTTTTTCTTTTTTCATAGCTTCAACTATTTTATCTAAATTGTCCTTAATTCCTTTAATAGTTTTTTCAGCACTTTCTACTGGCAAAGGCTGTAAAACCTGAACGCAAAGACGTTTTACACCCAAACATACACTATCAAGTTTTACTTCTGATGGTTTTGCGCTACGACTATCCATTGTTTTTTCCCTTTCAATAATTAGATTTACAAGCTTTCTGATAAAGTTCTACCAGCTTATGCATTTGCTTATCAGTTAAAGACAGAAGTGCATCAACTTTTTTAGATATGTCTTCAAGAAAATTTATTTCCCAGTCAGTATATAAAACATCATTGGCATCGATTGCGTTGTCAGCGGCTTCAATACATTCCTTAACTTTTTCAAAATATGTTAATTCTTTTTCTACCATAATTTCCCCTTATACCATATTTTGGGTCGTTTGTCAAGGATTATCCGCGATATTATATAAATTATTTTTGATGACTTTTGGCCTTATTAAGGCAAATGGATAAAAACCTCTATAGTTATAATTTAAATATTTCCAATATATCTAACTGCTTCTTTTATAAATTGTTTTCTATTTTTTGTAGGCAAAAAAGAATTACATCCGTTACACAAAAAACCAAAATTACAAGAATCCCATATTTTTTCTTTTTCCTTAGTCCTTTTATTTTCACTTAACCAATTGGTTGGAGATTTTTGTATAAGTTCATTTCCGCCATTCCTATGATCAAAATGGATTGCACTCCCTCTATTCTTTTTGCCAAAAAATATTTTCTTGCCACAAATTTGACATTCTGCTTCTTGTGGTATAAATCCAATCCACGACATTAAATTTAATCTATTTCTTTTGATGCGATACTTATTGTATTTTTTGTTAATTATTTTTCTGTTTTTTTGACAATAAGCCTTTTTGCCCTCTTTTACTTTCTCTGTATTTTTTTCTATATATTTCTTGCCGTATAATTTTATTTTTTCTTTATTTCTTTGATAATACTCTTTAGCTTTCTCTCTAATCTTTCCTTGATTTCTTCAATACCTTCTTTTATAATATGCTTTTCTGTCTTCAGTATTTTTATATGACATTTCTACTCCTTATTTTTATAACCTATTTAATTATAATGGGTTAAAAGGATTTGTCAAGAAAAAAATTTGGCAAGATGTAGGATTTAGTAAAGTGCTTAGTAGTAAGATATGAAGCCCCCCTCTTTTATTTCCGCCTCTCTGCTTCCAGCAAAGTCGGGGCTTGCAGAGCAGTAATCTCCAAAACCCTTGAGATGTAGGCTGTGTGCGGAAAGCAAGGGTGCAGGAAACATAAGGGTCTTGAGGCGGTAATGGCTGGCATTACCAGTAAAATGAGGGTAATGCAAGGTGTGGCTGAAGATGTAGGGCTGGTGCGGGACACAGGTTTTTTTCACTTTCTTTCATCAAACAGTCTTGAAAGTTTGGGATTTTGCAGTATGTTTTAAGCGGTGGCAAGGGGCGGTTCAGGTGATTAATTAGTTATACAAAGGGGGCATATATGCAAAGGATTATCAAGTATGTAATTAATCTTTTAGCTAAAATAGTTTTAAGGGATTTAATTTAAGGTTGCCAATAATGGCAAAGGATCTATTTCATAGCCAAACCCGTAAATAAAGGGGCAAAAAATGGCAAAGGCAAAAGAGAACAAAGGGGCGGGCAATCCCGCTGTGGTTAGTATCGAGGACTTGGGGCTATCCGCCGAGATAACCAAGAAGCAAGGGGACTTTCCCTTTGACTTGGTTAAGCAAATAGCGGTGTTTGAGTCTACAAAGGACAGGGCTCGCACCTGTTATGCGGTTATGAAGCATAAAAGCTCTGGTCAAAGGCGCTATATGATACAGAGTCAATTCAAGGCGAAAGATGGCATATGGAAAACAAGGGCCTTGAAGAAAGTATTATCACCAATTGATGTAAGCATTATAGCAAAGTATAGCAAGGAAGCTCTTGAAAGTTTAACCTCTTAAATCAAGCGGTCAAAAAATACCCCGTCAATCTTAAAAAATTGGCGGGGCTTTTTGTTGAGTGAAATTAAAATTTTTTTTCTCTGGTGGATTTTCTTGGCAAAATTTTTCTCTCTAATAAATTTCAAAATCAATTTTTTTTTCTTTGCACTTGACTTTTTATGCAATTTTCAAATGTAAAATTCACTTTACATTTTGGAAAATTGGCGAAAAAAAATCAGTTTGGAAATCAGGAAAAAAAATATATTTTTACAAAGACCGCCTGCTCTGTTTTCCTGATTGAATTTAAATTAGAGGAGAAATCAAAATGGCTTGGGTAATACTTTATGCAATAAGCTGGATATACTTTATAAGGCTCTGGAAATGGTTGATAGAACATTTAGAGTATTAGGCGAGATGGAGAAAGATTGGAAGGTGTATCTTCCCCCCACCATCTCGGGATTTAAAGACTATTTAAACTTGGTTTTTAATTAGGAAAAGCATCTTCCTCCCACTATCTGGAATGTAAATGAGATAATTTTAAAGTATTTATCTTAAGAAAGGGGCTAATCATGTCAAAGATAAAATGGCTTGACGGCATAAAGAGCTTAGGAGTCTTGCAAGGATTTGCTATCAATGAGCTTTACAAAAGATATAGATATAATCGGGTCGGGCTTCTGGTAGAAAATGATGATTTGATTTATGTGATAGATTGCAGAAAGAGAAGAGCCTATTACAAAGAGATAGGGACTGGCTTGGAATTGTTAAGGACTGAAAATATATAAGAAAGGATTGGCAAATGGATTTTGTTAAAAAATGCGAAAAGGCTAAAGCAATTTATCGAAAAATGGACAGGCTGTTTGAAACTGAAATGAAAAAGTTGGAAATTGCTCCAAGAGAAAAGAACTCAATAAAGATTTGCGTGGCAGAATATCTGAAAGATACCTTTCCGAGCTTGGAGAACGAGGTAGAAGAGTTTCCTAAAAAATAAAGAAAGGGACTTAAGATGATAACCTTGATAGAGTTGAAAGAATTTATGGAAGAAGAACTGGAAAGAGGGGTTGACCTTTCAGAAGCAAAGGCATTTATGAATTTTCTGGAGATTGACAGATATGACTGGCTTAAGGGTAATTTAAAAGAAAAAGAAAGGAGACTGATATGGAAGAAATTCTTGAAGACAGAATGGAAGGGATTGTCAAAGAGCTTATAAGGCTGGGATATTCTCAAGACCAGATTGAACTAAAGGTTAAGGGCTGGATTGAAGATGTTTTTGTTTTGGAAAATCTGAAAACATAAAGGGGCAAATATGGCAATAATCAGGACAAAGGATTTAAAGGACTCAAGAAGGATAGCAAAGTTTTTCAGAGAACTTGGCTTACTGCCAATAGTAAGAAAGAGATTTGGGCTTTATCAGGTTGTAGTTCTGTTTTAGAAAGGGGGCAGAATGATTAGCTATAAGAAAGGGGACATATTCCTTTCAGAGTGTCAAGTGATTACCAACCCCGTGAATTGTGTCGGTGTAATGGGTAAAGGATTGGCACTTCAATTTAAGGAAAGATTTCCCCTGATGTTCGTTTATTACCAAGCAATGTGTAAAACCAGAGTCTTAATGACTGGCAAACCAATATTATACCAAGACAGCGAACCAGAGGTTTTACTATTCCCCACCAAAGACCATTGGAGAAATCAATCCCAGATGGAATATATCTCTGAAGGACTGGAACACATAGCACAACAGATTAGATATAACATCTGGAAGATTAAATCCATTGCCTTTCCAAAGCTTGGTTGTGGATTAGGTAGGCTATCTTGGAAGGAAGTCCTGACAGAGATTGAGGACAAGTTAGGACACCTGAAGGATTTATCTGTGGAAGTCTATGGTGAAAGGATAACCAATGATTAACATATTAGAGCCAAGACTATGCGGTCTATATGATGAGTTTGAAGAGAAGGTTAAAAACAGATTTATCTTGAAAGGAATTTGTAAGGGCAAATCAGGAACAAGGTGTGCTGGTATCCCTGCATTATGCAAAGACCAAGACAGAAAGAAAGCTTGGTTGGAAAGGAGATAATATCTATGTTTGCTTGTGTCTTTCTGGTATGGATTTTGGTTATTACGATTGCCGTTCAATCTGCAAATAGAAAGGAAAGCAAATGCCTGAGAAAAGAAAAGTCAACAAAAGACTCCAGAAAATCTTTGAACAAGGTGGAGTGATTTGTGATATTTGTTTCAGGGCTATCCTGATTGCTATGAGCTTTGATGGTGGGCATATCTGCCCAGAATGTTTGGTTGAGAACTGCTATTCAATTCTAACAGAACCCGAAGAAGATAAACCCCAAAAAATCTCAAGAAGAGATTTGGAAAGGATTAAAAATGATACCCATAGAATACAAGGGACAAACCTACAAAGGCAATCTTACCAACCTTGTTAAATTCAATGTCATCACTCCCAAGATAGCAACAGAGACAACAGTAAATAATAATCAGCCTTTAGGAACGGGGAAAGCCAAGAACGGAAGAAATCATAGTTATTCTGATAAAGTTTATATGGCAACCCAAAAGATAAGAAGAGAACACAGAAAAAGAATTTGGGGGGATTGATTTGTTATTTTTATAATGTATTTCGTGTCCTATTGAGACATGTTTTACATTTATAAACTAATTATGCCTCTATTTTTTTCTTCTTTTTTTTATCTGGAAAAATTTTAATTTTAACTAAGACGGGGATCCCCAGTTTCTCTATTGAATTTGAAAGGAGAAATCTTTAACAATGAAATATATAAATGGAATTAGAGAAATAAAGCCGTTGAGAATTGGTTCACTCTCGTCATCAGATCTTATTGGGGCTTTACTTGTAGATTTGGGTTGTTCAGTAAGTGGAATTCCCCGAACTTATATTTCAAAATCTTATCATACAAGGTGGGAAATATTTGACCCCGAAAAAGTAAAAGACCCCAAAGATCTAACAACACCTTGGAGTATGGTTTGGAGAGTCCACCATGAATCAGACAGAATAGATTGTGTTCGCCTTGCATATAGATATGTTCATACACCAATTGATATCATACCCCAATATCCCCACGTTCCCTGTAAAGGTATTTTTTGTATTTGCCACAAAGAAGTAAAACTAAAGGACTTAACAGTTAGTGATTTAATTCATATTGGCAATGATTTTGAATAAAAGGAGACCAAAATGTTGGATGAAACAAAAAAATCTATCTTGAAAGCGTTGGATAAGATTGATAATGAAAATATGTTAATTTCAAGTATCGTTAGAGTTAAAGAGCAAACTGATAAAATCAGAAATTTGCTTGAAGCCTTTCTTTGCGAGAAGTGCGGAGACTTAGAATATAATTGTAGGGTAGAAGAACCAGAAGATAGGATTTGTTTAGAATGCCAAATAAATATGGTAGGAGGAGAATAATATGCCAAAGGGATTGGTTAAAGAACTTCCTCAAATTAGATACGACAGAAGATTGTGGTTTGTTGATGAAAAAGCTAAAGAGATTAGGCGGGTAGATAATCCACATGAGTTTTTGGATTTTAAACAGGTTGATGAAGATAAAATAGGGAGGAGGGATGAAGATGAAGTATGAGCAAATGGTTAGTATTTATGGAACGATAATTGTAGAAGCTAAAGGTAAAGAAGAGGGCACAAAACTTATAAGAGCAGAATTGGAACGGCTAAAATTTTGTGGGCTTAAAATTTATAGCGACATCTGTGAATCTGAGTGTCATATTTTAGTTGGAGATTATGAAAGAGAAAGTGATGTCAAATTGCAGGAGGAGAAATAAAGATGTCTATAACAATTTGGAAAATGAATTATGAAAGTATTGGCGACCTCATGGGTGAAGATTGCCATGAACTTTTAGAGGATTGTTGCAGAGACAGAGAACCAACCCAGCAACTTTATATCAATAAAGAAAGCCTGAAAGAGATGATGGGAAAAGCCAAGACTCTTGCACAGAAAGACTTGGTAGATATTTTCGTAGATTGGTTTGAAAAACACCCAGAAGATGCTGATGGAATAGATATTGATTTGTCATGAAATCAGGAGGAATAAAAATGAGTTGGAGAAATCATAGCACACATAGAGAAGAAACCAAAGCAGTCAAGAAAGCTTTGGAAAAAGCAGGAATTAAATTTAAGAAGGTGGGACACGGAACAGGAACAGCTTGGGAATAGCTTGAAATTAAATTACCAGAATGGAACGAAGAAGCCCGACAGGAAGCAATAGCGATAGCACAAGCAGTTACGGGCAGGCGTGGCGATTATGATGGTAGGATTTCGATTCATTAAAGAAGGGAATTGATATGTCTCCTGAAAGAAGATGTAAATTTTATAGGCTAACAATTGCAGGATATCTTTGCTTTGCTAATAGAAAAGAACCTTTCCCACACGATTGCAAAGGCATAGAAGATGAGAATTGTCCATTTGTATGTCCACCAAATAAGAGAACACCTGCTTGCATTCCAGTTGATAACCACGATTTAACACTTGTTTATAAAAATTAATAGAAAGGAGGAAAAAATGTCCTTAGAAAAAGCCAAAGGTGAAATCGGAGAAATCGTTTGTGAGATGTGCCAGTTTGAAAGCACGGGTTGCGACCCATTGAAATGCGAAACCCTGAATGAAGTTGATAGGGTTTTGGAAGAATTTGAAAAGTCTTGTAAGAAGGAAGATTGAAGAATAAAGCGAGGTCTCCAAACCAAAACTCTAAGGCTCGATAAAGCCAATCTTTTTCTTTTAACCTGGATAGACCTCGCTACATAAATTTGTCAGGACTGAAGGAAGCCCCTTATAATTCTACGGAATTATTTCCTTCAGTTCTGGCTTTAAAGGAAATATAATATGAAAAAAAAAGAAAGGAGAAAGAAGTGGAAGATGATTTAGGGTTTGTTTCAGTTAGATTAACAGTAGATGGCATAAAACATGAAATAATAAGAGCATTGACGCTTTATGAGAAAAATCTCCAAAAAGATATCGAGGGTGCGGTAAAAAAAGCTATTGATAATTTTGATTTTGAAAAGGAGTTGGCTTGTCAAGTGGATATTGCAATCAAAGAAGCAATTGCAAGAGCAGTCCAAAATGCTTTGATATGGGGAGATGGATATAAGAAAATAGAAAAGATAGTCAGAGAAGCAATAGACAAAAAGGCAAAATTTACAGATGGAAAGGAAGGTAAGGTTAATTAATGGCTTTATTCAAACATCAAGTAGAAATGATTGAGTTCGCTTTAAAACGAGATAGGTCTGGAAATTTTGGAGAGACTGGCGTTGGGAAGAGCCTTGCAACATTAGAAGTAATTAAGGAAAGAATGAAAAGAGGCGAGGTTGAGACCGTTCTGGTCATATGTCCATTGACTTTGATTTGGAACTGGCAAGAAGAAATTGAGAAATGGACAGACCTGACCTCAGTAGCATTGAAAGGAAATCTTACGAAAAGACTAGACAATCTTAAGAAAAATGCGGATATATATCTGATAAATTATGAGGGAGTTCCCCTGATCAAATCAGCGTTGGAAGAAAAGAATTTTGATATGATTATCTTAGACGAGGCCCATAAGATCAAAAGCCGATTTGCAAGTCGAAGTCTGGCTATTTTTAGCGTGGCTGAAATGACTCCCTATCGTATGATTTTGACAGCAACTCCAATCCTGAATATGCCTACGGATATCTACTCCGAATTCTTCTTTTTGGACCCCAAAATTCTGGGTGAGAATTATTACGAATTCAGGGACCATTATATGAAGAATTTGAAAGAGACAAGGAAGGTTCCTCTTAATAAATGGATTGTTAGAAAAGGCAAACTCAAAGATCTTTCTGATAAGATTTTCAAGCATGCTATCAGATTCAGAAAAGCAGACTGTTTAGATCTCCCGGATCGGGTTTTTGTAGAAAGAAAGGTCGGGCTTTCCAGAGACCAGGAGACCGCTTACATAGATTTAGCAAAGCGATTTAAGACCGAATTGGATGGCGAGATGATTACTATAGCGGGTATTTTTGCTAAATTCTTGAGACTCAATCAAGTCTGTTCTGGCTATTTGCCCGCAAAAACAGGCATTAAGCACTTTTCCAAGAATTCTAAGTTAGAACTACTAAAGGAAGTGTTAGAAGAGATAGGCGAACCCCAGACGATAGTGTGGGCATACTTCCACGAAGATATCGAGAGAATTGTAAAAGAGATTAAGAGAGCCGATTCTATCTATGGAAAGACTCCTGTAGCACAGAGACAAGAAGTAGTAAAGAGATTTCAAGAAGGTAAGATTCAATATCTTGTAGCCCATCCTGGATGTGCTGGTCAGGGATTGAATTTGACTAATGCTCCCTATAGTATCTATTATAGTAGAAGTTTCTCCTTAATGGAAAGACTCCAGAGTTTGGGAAGGAATTATAGGATAGGCTCTGAGGTTCATTCTAAGATTACGATTTTTGACCTTGTTTCAAAGCTTAATGCTAATGTGGTTTCGATTGATGAATATATCTTAAATTCCTTAAAAATGAAAAAGAAGATTGCGGATGTGGTTAACCGAGATTCGGCATTTAAGTTATTTGATTTTTAGAAAGGAGAAAAAAATGAAACCCTGGAAAGCTTGTTCTGATTCAGAAAAAATTGAAAGGTTAGGAAAAGCGGTTTTTATATTGGGTGATACTTTAGCCCATTTACAGGCTCATTATGAAAAAGAAAAACATAAATCTTCTAATTTTCCAGAACCACCTTTTGATAATTATGTAGATTCAATGCATCAAGCACTTTGTAAAATTATAGGGCAGAAATTTCTGAAATAGCAAGAAAGGAGGAAAATAAATGGAGAAGTTTAGAATTTGTTTCTTCAGCTATGAAGTAAAGGCAAAAAATAAAGCGGAAGCATTTGAGAAAGCAAAGAAATGTTTTTTCAAAGAGATTAGAGAAAAATTAAAGGTCTTAATGAAACTTTGGTATGTAGATAGTGTAACAAAACATATATTCAAAACAAAGGAAAAAAATGAAAATCGTTAAATTTCAATCAGAGGAGGGTAGCTTTACCGAAAGCTTTACCCTCAAACTGGAAGCAGTTGGAGACGATATGCTTGAAGAAGAAAATATCCAAAAGCTTTTGAAAAAATACAAAAAAGAAGATGAAAATGTTGTAGATTTTTACAACAAGGAAGACTGGATGGAATTCTTAAGAAGAAATTGTATTTGTGCAGAAGAATTAGAGCCAGATTATCAGATTTATTTTTAAGGAGAAATAATGGAAAAGAAAGCAGGTTGGAGTGGGTTTGTTATACTTGGGTTGATTGCAGTAGTAATATTCTTTGGTGGTCATAAGTTGGGATTTAGCAAAGGTTTCAAGGCTGGACAGGCAAGCAAAGGTCTAATCCTGATTGATGGAGAATTTTACCATCAAGATGAGAAAGGAATTTTGCGAGAAGTTGATGATACTCAAAAATATATAATTATTGATGGCAAATTGCATTTAGTTGCACCGCCTCATATGAAGAGAGGAAAGATAAGGAGAAAGAAATGAAATTTGAACTTGAATCTGAATGGAAACCTGCAAAACCCAATTGTGTTGACTTCAAAAATAAATCTTGGCTTGCTAGATGGTTAGAGGGAATAGGTTCATACTATGAAGAAGGAAAAAGTTACTACAGTTGCAAGCTTGCATCAAAATGTGCAAATAGCAAGGGAACTAGTTATTGCAATGGGGTATTTAGGAAAAAAGGAAAGAAGAAAGAATGAAAAAAAAGAATGACTACAAAGAATATGGAATGGATTTGCAAGATCAGATAGTAGCTTTGGTCAGAGAGATAGAAACTTTGATTTTGGATTTCTGTAAGAGAAGTCCCAAGATATCTACAGACCCTAAGAAAGTTTCTATGATATTCTTGGCTACAGGAAAGCTGTTGCTTCTAATTGCCATAGACAAGGCGAAGATAGTTTGGGATTTGAAGGAACTCAAAAAAGTGGTTAAGAAATTTTACAAACAGGCCATAAAGAAATCAAAACGGAAGGAGAAAAAATGGCAACAACAGAATTAGCCGTAAAGATATGCTTAGCAATAGGATTTTTTGCATCTGTTTTTGTATTATTACTCTGTCTTTGTAGAAGAAGGATAATTTTTGGAATTGGAATGGGCTCTGGTCTTTCTTCTCTTGATATTATAAGTGATTCGCGATGGATAGTTTATTATTGGTCAGAAAAAAGTGGAGGGCGCTGTTCAGTTCCACTTTCAAAAAATACAGCAGAGGGTTTATTTAAAAAATTTAATGAAGCAGAATATTTATTATATGTTGTAAAAAGAAAGGAGCCAAAATGAGAATAGGAAAAGCAGTTGAAGATGGCGAACTGAAACATTTATCAAACACTTCAATAGATATGTATACAAAATGTCCATTTAGATTCTATTGTAGATACCCTTTAGGATTAAAGAAACCACCGAGTGCAGCATTAACTTTCGGCATAAGCTTTGGAGATGCTACGGATTTGAATTATGAACAAAAAATTGTTACCCATGAAGATTTGAAAGTCAAAAAAATAACAGATCGCTTTAATGATCGTTGGAAAGAATTGAAATCTGAAACCGAATTTACAAAAAAAGAAAAGCCAGAAGAAATTAGAAAGATAGGAGAAAAGTCTATAGAAATATTTCAAAAAGAAATAGCTCCAATAGTTCAACCGGTAGCAATTCAGCTATTCAAAAGCGTAGACTTTGAAGGTTCAGATTTTAAGTTTGTAGGAAAACTAGATGTCGTAGACAATAAAAATGTTATCAGGGATACCAAAACTTCCTCAAGTAGGTGGAAAGATAGTGCAGCTCACGATACCCTTCAACATGTAGGATATTCATTATTATTAGATGGTCAATCAGACAAAGAAAGAGATTGTACTTATGATATCGCGGTAAAATTAAAAACACCAGTAACTCAAATAATTAAAACAAAAGTAAGCAAAGAACAAAGAATGGGATTTCTAATTCATTTAACAAGAATAAAAATGCAGATACAACATTCAATTCAAACAGGAAACTTTCCTGCATACAAAACTAAAGAATGGTGGTGCTCAAAGAGATTTTGTGGTTATTTTCGTGAGTGCGAAAAAACTTTTGGTTGGAAAATCAAAGATTAAAAAAAGCCGACTGGTTTTGCCAAGAGGTTTCTCGCACATTCCTTAAAGCAAAAGTAATAGGGCGCTCCTTCCTGCCAGTCGGTTAAAAAGAAAGAAAAATAAAATGCAAGTATTATCATTCAGTATGTTTAAAGAAAAGATTTTAAACAGAACCAAAGAACAAACGATAAGACGCTTGGGCACTATCAGGAAAAGAGATTATAAAAAATGGAAGAAGACTCGAAAATTTTGGTATAGACTTTATTGGAAAATGAGAACCCCTGATTGCGAAGCGTTAATGGAAGTTGCAGTTAAAAATATGATACCAATTCAAATGAAATGGAAAGGATTCGGAGAAGTATTTGCCATTAGATTTGAAAATGGCAAGGAGTTATCTCTTGAAGAAAAAAGGAAATTGGCCCACGATGATGGCTTTGAGGATTTAGCTGGTTTTAAATTATTCTTTGCTAATCATTACAATTTAAGAAAATGGCAAAATCTTGTAATTATTCGTTGGTAAAGATCAGAAAAAAAACTTACAGAAAGTGAAAGATTTCCCTTGACAAAACCAGAAAATTGTATTATAGAAAATCATAATAGAAAAAAATAGATAGATAGAAATGAGAGAAAAACAAATCCAACCTAAAAAAATTCATTACGAAACAACAGATTTAAATCTCGCTGCTTATTTAAAATCTCAGGGTGTTAAGTTTATCAACGTAAGATATGGCGAGAAGTTCGCCACTTTCATATTTGAAGATATTCCCAAAACTAAAGAAATGGTTCAGGCATTTTATAAAGATACAAAGATAAATTCATTTATTCACGCTTTTAAGGAGATAAAAGCTTTACTTTTTAATCAGAAATAGGCTCCTCTCTGAATCGGGAAGTTTGGACTGAACTCCCGCTAAAAAGCTTGATAGCTAAGCAAGCTGGGAATGAAACAGGCTACCCAAGGGAGGAGCCGACTAGGAGATTGAATTGAAAATTTTAGGAATAGATCCAGGAACTACCCAAAGTGCCTTTCTCGGATTACGCCCTGAAGATAAATTTGGACCCATACAAATTTGGGAAAAAGGAATTATAGATAATTGTCAGCTTTTGGATAAATTGAGAATGCCCTATTCCTTTAGTGAAATAGTAGTGATTGAAATGATTGCTTGCTATGGAATGCCGGTAGGCAAAGATATTTTTGAAACTGTTAAATGGATTGGAAGATTCCAGGAAGCTTCCGAATCTACTGACAAAAAAGTAGTCCTAGTCTATCGCAAAGATATTAAATTACATCTTTGCAATTCTGCTAGGGCAAAAGATTCCAATATAAGACAAGCTTTAATAGATAGGCTTGGAAAACCAGGAACTAAAAAAGTCCCTGGAATGCTATATGGAATTAAAAAAGATATCTGGAGTGCTTTAGCAGTTTCCGTTTTCTATGTGGATACCCTATATAAAAAAGAAAGGAGAAACTAAAAATGAAAGTATGTGATAAGTGTGCGAAGCAAGATATCATAAGTGAAGGTAAATTTTCAGCTTGGGATTTCTTTGACAGGATGAAGAAAATATACAAGGAAGAGCTTCTTTGTTTGGTTCATTCCAAGAAATTAGATAAGTTAATTGAAGATTTTTTCCAAAATAGAGAAGTGATAAGAAAGAAAGGAGGAAAGAAGTAATGGAAAAAGTTTTTATTGTAGTAGTAAGTGATTCAGAAAGCACAGGATATGGAACTTATGATATTCTTGCAGTCTATAAAGATATAGAAAAAGCTAGAGAAAAATTGATGGAAGAAAAAAAACATTGGAAAAAACCAAGGTTTCGTGTAAACATTCTGGAGATTCTTTATAATGATTAAAAGAAAGGAGAAAAAAAGATAATGGCAAAACCTAAAGAAGAAACCAAGAAAAAACCACCAGTAGAAAAGAAGCCTAAAGAAGTAGTGGCAATGGTTCCGGTAGAATTGGGAGGGCTAACCATACCAGACCCGGTAGAAACAAAGAAGAGATTTCAGCAGTATCTAGCCTTAAAAGACGCAATTACCGATGATGAAGATTATGTATTTTTCGTCATGAGACCCGGGGAAAGAGGAGATACCATAGTATTTGGATCAGAAGGATCTAGGGGAAAGAAATCATGCGAAGCAAAAGTCAAGTTGATTAAAGGTGGTTATATAAAGAAGAGGATAAAGAAGTCTGGAGTTTACAAGATAGGCACAGTCTTTGGTATCGATGCACCAATCATAGAAGAAACCAAGGAGACTAATGAGAGATTTGTGGCCTATCATTTCAAGGTAAGAGCAGTTCATAAAGCCTCTGGAAGATTTGCTGAAGCAGTAGGAAGTGCTTCAAGTAATGAAAGAGGAAAAGGAAGTCAGCGCCCAATCCATGACCCGAGATCTACAGCAGAGACCAGAGCAAGCGAAAGAGCCATAATGAAGCTAGTAGGATTCGGAGAACTAACTGCGGAAGAGGCAGGCATGGAAGAGGTCGTAGTTCTCGATAAGAACGGTAAGGAGGTCAAGCCTACATCGGAACAGGTAAAAGTCCCAAACGTTCAACCTACCCCCCTTAGAATGAAACCTCAGAGGTCTGAGAGCACCAAGCCGGAAGAGAAAGAAGATGAGGTTTTTAAAGAGAATTCTATCAAAAATGGGGCGATAAAAGAGGCAAGAGCAGAATTGAGGGCCTTGTTACTAAAACTGGGAGTTACCAAGATGCTACAAAGTGCTTGGCTGAAAGAAGCAGGTTATGATTTAAAGAAACTTAATGCTGATTTAGCAGAAATAGAGAAGGCTAAAGAGTATGTAAATACAGCCTTGATTGATAAAAAGAAGAAAGAATCTAGCCAAGAAGATGTTACCACAGAAGATGAGGTATCAAGTCCATCTGAAACTTCAATAGAAGAAGTTCAGGCAGTATTTGAGAAGTTACATTATGCTCCAGATGTTATAGCAGATATCCTAGATGATCAATTTAGCAAGAAAACATTAGAAGAATTGACTCCGGAAGAGAGAAATGTGCTAAAAAAGGACTTAGAAAGTGAAATGTCTTAAATTGGATTTCTGTAAGTTATTACTACATAAGGGATTGACAGCTCATGACAGTAGGGTGTCATGGGTTAAATCATTAAAGGATAAGAACTTATGAAGAATATGACATATGACAGTTCCAAGATGCTAAAGACAAAAAAAATAATAGGTTTTTTCCCCATGACATCTTTGACGGAAAAAAGCTACCAAAGAGAATGGTTATATTATATATATAAGCCAAAATGAAAATAACAAATAAATACAAAAGTGCTGTCCTGTTGGGAAAAACCTGTCTTTTTATTATAAATAAAGCAGGCTTGACACTTTTCTCCCAGCGGAGTCGTTAATGAAAAAGTGTAAAAGTTGCATTTATGAAGAACGGAAGCAAGAAGGTGGTTGCGGTTTTTGTAGATATTATATGGACCAACCTCGTCTTCAAAGCCATTTCATTCGCAAGGTAAAATTTAGACCGAGGCTAAAAGAAGGAAAAAGAACGGGAATGATTACAAAACGATATTCCAAATCTCATTCTTTTGGTTCAAATAGAAAAAGAATCCCGATATTAATTAAAAGAGAAGTTCTAGCTCGAGATAAAGGAAAATGTAAGATTTGCAAGAATGGTTTTGAAATAGAAATTCACCATGTTAATTTAATCCCAAGTGACAATAGACCAGAGAATTTGGCTGTTTTATGCAAAGCCCATCAAGGAAGAGCTCATACTAAAAAATATTATAAAATTTACCAAAGAATTCTAACACGTCTAATAAAGGAAGATAATGAGGCAAAAGGAACCAACTAAACTCTCGATTGGCGAAGTGGCTCAATGCAAGATAGATCTTCTCAAAAATAATAAAGTCAAAAAGAAATTAGAAAAATTGGGTATAACAGAAAATATTATCAAAACTTTTAGGCTTGGTTTAAATCCGAATAATACTTCCCCGGGCACTTTGCTGATTCCCGCTTATGATGCGACGAAGAAATTGATAACTTATAAATATAGGGCAATTAGAACAGGATTTAAGTGGTCTGCTACCGGACATACCAATAAAGTGCTATATCCTTTGCACACATTTGAGCCAGGAGATAGCCTTGAAAGGCTTTATATATCAGAAGGTGAATTAGATTGCTGGATACTCTGGGATAGAAAATATAAGAATCTAACTACTATGGCAGGAGTTTCTACCATACCAGATTTGGTAAAATTTATTCCCATACCTTACAAAGAAGTATTTATCTGCTTAGATAATCAAGAAATATCTAGACAGGTAGCCGCTAAGATTAGAGTTCTTTTACCTGAGAGTATGCCGGTATACAAAATTGAATGGGGCGATCAACGACAAATAGGTTATGATGTCAAAGATTTCTTTATTAAAGATGGCCATTCTGATGAAGATTTTGAGAATTTGTTTGTCCCCTATGATCTGGTTGAAGCAGAAATGCATCTGGATTTCTTTGATTATGCTGCACCCGTTGAGGACAATCCAATAAGATTAAAAGATGGCAAATACTGGAAGGTCAAAAAGGGTAGGATGGAACCTGTTGCCAGTTTCTTTTTCAAACCGAAAGAAAGAATTATAGATGAAGATGACAAAGAAACCATTTTGATGGATTTATTCTGCGATAAAGAAGTAACAAAGATATTTTTCGGAAAACATGATTTTGATACCAAGGCAGCTTTTAAGAATAAACTTTCCGGAGCCAAGATGAGTGTCAAGGCAAATGAAAATGATCTCCAAGATATAATGGAATTTGTGGCCAAAAGAAATTTGCCTACCAAGAAAGGTATAACAAGATTGGGAATCACTTATATAGATGGAGAGGTTATCTACGCTTGTCCCACTGAAGTATTTGCCAAAGAGGGCAGAACCGATAGATACACCTATATAGATAAAGAGCTTCAAACCGAGAAAGAAGTAAAGCCCATAGTTATGGATGAAGAGTCTTTCAAAGAAATGTTAAAAACTTTTACTTCTCATCTTTATTCTCTACATGAAAAGCATACAACTTATTCATTCCTTGCTTGGCATTTTTTGTGTTATTTAAAACCGATATTAGAAGGCAGGGGAATGCAGGGGGGTTTCCCGATCTTAGTGATTTCTGGCGGAAGTGGTGGAGGAAAAACTACCCTTGAAAAAATATTTTTAAAAGTTACAGGATTAGAAAAGCCAGCTTTATTCTCAGCTTTGTTGACACCATTCTCAAGAGATGTGGAATCCAATATCAGCAATTCCATTCCATTTATTATTGATGAATTCAAATGGGATCTTCCAAAAGATAAAATAGCAGCATGGCAAGTATTTGCTCGTCAAACTTATGATAGAGAAATAGTAGAAAGAGGAAAAAAAGATTTAACATTGCAAGTTTGGACCTATAGAGCGCCATTCGTAATTTCTGGAGAAGCAGATTTTGCTACCCAACAAGCTTTACTGGAAAGAGCTATTATTGTTAATCCTGATCCTAATTTTTTAAGGCGAAGCGGTATAGGTAAAAAAGCTACCACCAGAGCCTGTCAAACTTTAGAAAGCCTACCACTTACTGCTTTTCCCTATTATATGGTTCAATTTTTGAATGAGAATTTAAACAATCTTTTTGATTTCTTGAAAGAAGCAAAAGAGATAGTCAAGGCAAAAAAGGATAAAACAATATTTCTTTCACCAAGAATTTATCACAATTTGAGTCTCTTGGTTCTAGGCGGAAAGATATTTGAAAAATTTGTCAATAAATATGGTCTGAAATTTAACTCCGATGAATTTATCGATCCTACACTTCAAGTATTCTTTGAAGAATTACAGATTATGCAAACACGTGGCAGGGCCAAAAATGCCTTTGATGTATTTCTTGAAATGTGCGGAAGTCTTGCATTTACAGGAAGACTCAAGAAACACCAAAGTTGGGATTTTGAACCTCCTTATTTATATCTCCATTTTGCTTCTTGCTATGGAGAGTTCAGGAAATACGTAAGGGAAATTGAATTCAGAGGCGAGGTAGCCGATGAGAATGCTTACAGAAGACAGGCAAGAACTATGAAAAAACATGGAGAATATATTGACGAAATTTCTTGGCAACATTATCTAGGAGAATTTGCAGATAGTCGCCAAATGAGAGTAATGAAGATTGATCTTCACAAAGCTTTTAAAATGGGTTTAGATATAGAAGGGTATGGATATGAACCACCAGAAAAACAGGAAGAGGAAACCAAAGAAATTGAAGATGCTGAAAATCAACAAGGAGATCTCCTCTAAGATTTCCGAAATGGAGAGAAAAATTGTAAGGCAGCTAATGGATTCTCATATGAAGAAGAAAGAGAAAATGATAAAAGATACCTTGAAACCTTTTTGGGCAAAGCATTTTAGGATTGTCGCAAAATTTCTCTGCCTTCATGAATCTGAATTAAAATTTGTGCGCGTAGGAAATAGAGTTCATATTGAACAACATACAAGATTAGCAGTAAGAGCAAGGTGGAAAAGGTGGAGATGGTTAATTCAAAAGATTTTCGCAAATCCAGATATGATAAAAGAAGGAAAAAATGAAAAAAGAAATTGATAAGATGTTTGATAAAATTATTGATTCACTTAAACCAGCAAAAGTATCAAACGGTTGGGTAAATTTCAGCCTTATTATAGCAGATCTTCAAGATTGGAAGGAATTGATAGGGAAGGAAATGGAAAGATTTAATGCGGTAAAAAAACATTATAATCTTACAGAAGAAACAATAGATTTTATATTGAAAGTGGAGGTCTAAAATGAACCTACCGAAAGAAACTGAGGAATTGTTTGGGGAATTAGCAAAATCACTTAAATACTGGTTAAAAACAAGAGATGGGCAAACAACTCTTACAAAAGGCACAATAGAATATAGTATCTTGGAATGCTTCCAACACATTCGCAAGTTGGTTGGGGAGAAGATGGAGAAAGAAAAAGTTAAAATTTCTTATAACCTATTATGTCAAAAGGATGCATCCGAAGGATTGTTAAGTTGGTTTTGCAATTATATGATTAAAGCTACTTATGTAGGAAAACCTGACAATCCTGAACAGCAGGAAATAAAATTTCTTAAAAAAGAAGTTTTAAACGTATTGGAATTTTCAAAAGTTTATGTAGATAAAAGTGGAAATCCACAGACCATAAAAAACCAAGAAGAATATAATAGAAAAATAAATGGCTATATTTCTTGGGTTATGACAAATTTTATTAAAATGCCAACCAAAACAAAACCAATAGAATTGGAGGGAGGGGAATGAGCAAGGATAAAAGGATAAAAGAACGCATTGATGATTTACAATTTTTGTTAAGAGATATTGAGGTTGACATTGTAACTTGTCGTATTTTTGGTGAAGAAAAAATGGAAGCAATTTGCAAGGTTAGCTGTGAACATTATAAAATTTGCAATCGTATTTTTGAGGATGAAAATAAAGAAACTTTAGGGCATATAGGAGATTAACAATGCCTATAAAATGCGACCATTGCGGTAAATTTTGCAAACCTTACGATAGTTACACTCCTTTTGGGTGTAGATGTTACGACCCACCCGAACCATATGACCCAACAGTAATTTGTAAAAAGTGCTATGAAAACCTAAAAGCAGATTGGCTAAAAAGATTTAAAAAGGGTGAGTTGCAGTATGGTAATTGGCAAAAATCTAAAGCGGAAATGGAAGCTGCTAAAGAATGCGGTTTAATCTGGATACATAGCAACGGAATTGGAAAGTATGGAACAAAAGAGTATAAAATCTATTGCTATGTAACACAAGAAGAATACGATAGATTAAACCAGTCGGCTTAATATAGGGGAGTAGGGAGATGGAAGAATATCTAAACAAAATTCATTGTGCGGATTGTTTGGAATTTATAAAAGAGATGCCTGATAATTCAGTTGATTTAGTGTTGACTGATCCGCCTTATTTGGTAAGTCAAAATAGAGTTTTTACAAGAAAAAATGTTAAGCAAGTATCATTGGTTTTTGAATGGGATGATAGATTTAAAGACGAAAAAGAATATTTGAAAGAAATGTTTACAGTAATTAAAGAGTGTTCTCGGCTACTAAAATCTACTGGCAGTATTTATGTATTTATTGCTGATAGATACAATTCCTTTATCCGAAAATTTATGATAGATTGTGGATTGCATTATAAAAATACTTTAGTCTGGTATAAAACAAATCCAGTTCCACATTTTATGAAGAATAATTTTTGTAATTCGTATGAATTTTGTTGTTTTGCTTGCAAAAATCCTAAAGAATTTATTTTTCATTTTGGTTGGCAAAAAAATATGCACAATGTAATTAGTTTGCCTATTTGCGGAGGACATGAAAGAACATCTCATCCAAGCCAAAAGCCTCTCAAATTGGTTAAAAATCTTATAGAAATATCAAGCGAGAAAGATGCAATAGTCCTTGATCCTTATTTAGGCTCTGGCACAACAGCAGTCGCTTGCAAAGAATTAAATAGAAATTATATCGGCATAGAAATCAATCCCGATTATTGTAAAATAGCAGAAAGAAGATTAAACAATACAGAAAAACCTTTATTTTAAAAACCTAAACCTTAACGGAAGGAGGGGGAGATGAGTGCTAAAAAAGATAAAATTGTCTTGAAAAAAGGCGAAGGAATATTTGTCGGAAAAAATGCTGAGTTAAATATTTATATAAAAGCAGAAAAAGATAGGTTAATAGTTTCTGCACCGTTTAATAAACATTCAAAAACTTTCATAGTTGATATTTATGGATGGGAAGATGGTGTTATTGAATATGGCAAAACAAGCAAAATAAAAGAAAAACCCAATCTAATTCCTTTCATAAGCGAAGTTGGCTATAAAGCAATGAAATATTTAGAAAACAGAGAAAAACAGCTGATTTCGGTGATAAAAAAAATGAAAGAAAATGCAAACAAGTGTATTTTTGTAAAAGAATGTGAAGCCGAAGGAAGTCTTGGAGAAAATATGGAATATGTTTGTCCAATAATAATATATGATACACCCAAACCAACTTTTTTAGGGCTTCAGCCTCTCCTATCAACATTACCAATAGAAAATGAATAAAATAATACTTGATTTATGCGGTGGAACAGGGGCTTGGAGTAAGCCTTATAAAGATGCAGGATATGATGTAAGGCTGATTACATTGCCTGATTATGATGTTAGAACTTATAAGCCACCTGAAAATGTGTATGGAATATTGGCTGCTCCACCTTGCACCGAATTTTCATTAGCAAAAACAAATTCTAAATATCCAAGAGATATGAAAAGGGGAATGGAGTTAGTATATCATTGTTTGAAAATTATTTGGGAGTGTCAATATAAACTACCTACTCCATTAGCCAAAAGAACAAATCTAAAATTTTGGGCTTTAGAAAATCCATTTGGATTGTTAAGAAGATATTTGGGACATCCTGTATTGATATTCAATCCTTATGATTATGGCGACCCTTATCAGGAAAAGACTTGTTTGTGGGGATATTTTAATATACCAAAGAAAAATCCCTGTAAAGAATATACTAAAAATTATATTCATCATATAGCACCCAATGGTAAAATAGGAAAAAAAGTTTGATAGATTACTAACCAAAGAAATTGCACCAGAATATTATGGAAAACTAACAAGGCAGGAACGCAGAGCTATAACTCCAGCAGGTTTTGCAAAAGCATTTTTTGAGGCAAACCAATAGAATTGGAGGGAGGGAAAGATGAGTAAGCAAGAAGAATTTAAGGCTGATGACTGCGAAGTGTGTCCTTTTTATAATGAAGATGGATTTTGTAATTATTACGAAGACCATATTGATGATGATGAAAAAAAACCCAAATATTGTAAAGTTACTAAAGTAATTGTTTTACTTTGGGATGAATAAAAAAGGAGAAAACAAATGAATGAGGGGGAGAGGGTGTGTAAGACTTGTGAGTGGTGGGATAAAGATGATAGGTGCGATACTAAAGCAACAGATTCTTGTGGTGAATGGAAAGCAAAAATAAAAAAGGAGACCGCTAATGAAAAAAGCGAGTAAGAAACCAATCAGTTCCAAAAAAGAACAGATTGGGAAATTAAAATATGACATTGATGCTTTACCAATGCTTGTATTAGCTTTTGTAGCTTTCGGTGCAGGAGTATTATTCATGTTTTTGGCATGGCCGTTTATTCGGTTGATAACATTTTTTAGTAAGGAGAAATAAAATGCCAGTAATCTATACTCCTAGGGGAAAAGCCAGAGAATATTCACCGCTAGCTATCAATCTTTATAATGGATGTTCTCATAATTGCAAGTATTGTTATGGAAAGAATATCAGAGGCAATCCAGAACCGGTTCCCAGAAAAAATATTCTTAAATTAATAGAAAAAGAAGCAATCTTACTTTCTAATGCTATGATTGATGATCAGATATTATTATGTTTTCTTTGTGATCCATACCAGCATTTAGAAGAAGGGTTAAAAATTACATCTCAGACAATTGATATTTTAATGAAATATAATTTACGTTTTACGATTCTTACAAAAGGTGGCAAGAGAAGCATTCCAGATATGGCTAAATATAAAGATTATCCCAAAGCATCTTATGGTGTTACTTTGTTTACATTTAAAGATGTTGAAAGATTACTTCAAGAACCTTATGCATCTCCTGTACAAGATAGAGTAAAAGCCTTAGCTACAGCTCATTTTATGGAAATAAAAACATGGGTATCAGTTGAACCGGTTTTTTATCCTGAAGATGCTCTAGAATTAATTAAGAATATTGCACCGATAACAGATAAATTTAAAGTAGGCAAATTAAATCATTATCCTAAAATAGAAAAACAAATTGACTGGAAGAAATTTTGTCATGATGCTATTGCACTATTAGAAAAATTGGATAAAGAATATTATATTAAAAAAGATTTAATGGAATTTTTCTAAAGGAGAAAAAAATGAAATGTGAAAAATGTGGAAGTCAGAAATTTTGGATAGAATGGAATAAGAGATTTGGATGCTTTTGTCAAACTTCAGAAGTTTTTTTGGAAGTTACAGGAACTTCACAAATTGATTCTTTTCGAGAAGTTAAAATGACTTGTTCTCAATGTAGAAACAAAATAGATATCAGCTCAAAAGAAAATAATCTTTTTAGTATCGAATATCTATATGGTCTTCTCAAACCCGCTCTTGAGATTACAGAAGAAGAAAAGAAAACCGTTAAAGATTTGATAGGAAGAAAACAAAATAGGTAGGAGAAAATAATGCCTAGATTTTTATCCGCGGAACAAATGGGAAAAATAGTAGATACTGTATTAGCAAAAACAAAAGGCAAGAAATGTAGTGATTGCGGAGGAACTGCTTTTTCAGTAGAAGATGGCTTCGTACATTTTTCCATGATAAATCCAAAGATAAAAGCGGTTATGCAGATAGGAGGACCGTTCATTCCCGCTTGTGTTTTAAGTTGCAGTAATTGTGGTCATTTAGATTTTTATAGCCTAAGAGGATTAGGCTTAATTAAATAGAAAGGAGGAAAAGAATGACAGTGAATAAGGATTGGGATCGAAAATTGGAAGCAAATGTAAGGTATATCCTGAGGGTAGACGACTGCTCAGAGAAGATAGCAAAAGAATCGGGTAATCTTTACTGGAATCTCAGGATAAAGGTAGAGAAAGAAGCAGGAGGGAAAAATTTTCTGGGATTTACGGTATGGGAAATTTTGGTAGATACCCCCACAAATGATTGGAAATGGAGAATCTTTTTTACAGCTTTAGGCATTGAGGATTTAGCGGGAAAGAAAACTTATGAGCCCGAAATGTTAAATGACAAAAAGATGATAGCCAAGCTGAGAGAAGAAATAGATGACCAGAGCAAAGATATTAGATGGAGAATAGACACTGATTCTTGTGAACCTTATGCGGAAGAAACACCAGCTGTTAGTGAAGAAGCTCCTGCGGAAGCACCGACAACAGGACCCGATAAGCCTGGAAAAGAAGAAGAAGATATTCCATTTTAAGGAATAAAGATGAGCATAACGAAAAATTGGGATGATATGAAAAGCAAAAAGACGGAGAGTGTTAAAACTCAAGTTTTTAAAAGACTCTCCGTCATGGGCCCCTTTAGAATTCAGCGATGGATTTTACAAGAATATATTGAATTAAAATTCAAGAAAAAAGAATGGGACGATTTAACTCCCCAAGAAAAGTGCATGGCTAGAAATCACTTCTTTAAGCTGATTAACCTGACCCGGAAAGAGTCTTAAGGGCAGTCTCAGTCGCATCAATTTCTACATAAACGCTTTCAAGTTCCGAAGCTCTTGTTACAATTCTAGCCTGAAATTGATCAATGGTTTCCCCGGTCGGAATGTATGTAAATGTTTCAGCGATTTCCCAACTATGAAAACCAGATAGCAAATAGAATTTTACAAACACATCATAAAAATCATCTTTTAATTTGGAAGCTCCGGTTACTTCATATCTATAAGCCATAATTTTCTCCTATGCATAAAAAGATTCATAAACACATTGTTTGCTAATTTTATACCAATTCTTCCAAGAAAAATCTCCGCCGTCAAGAAATCTTTTTGCTATTTCATGTCCATTGTCAAATCTTGCACATGTTGAATAAATCTTTTGCAACATTTCAATCTGAACCTTATGCTTTTCCGCGAAATTCAAACAAGACTTTTCAAAGAAAGACTCGGGTACATCGTCATTTTGTCCTTTATACAAACCTTCTTTCGCACAATACTCTCCGAGAACTGTTCCCAAATAAGGTACATAAATTGAGGCCCAAGCTAACTCGGGTTTTAATGCTACATTCCATTCTAATAGCTTTAGATCATCTTCAACCGTGCTGGTCGGAAGACCAAGCATCTGCTCAGTTCTAATCTTAATTCCATAAGATTTGACAAGGTTAGCTCTCTCAAGAATTTGTGTTTCAGTCAATTGACTGCGATTGAGAAGTTTTCTTATCCTTGGGTTGGAACTTTCGAAGGCAAAAGTTACACTCCTGCACCCAGCTTCTCTTAAAGCAGTAAGATAAGCATCATTTACCATTTCCAATCGAAATTGAACGGCGAAAGGTTCATTGATTTCCTTGCGCCATTTATCAGCAAATTCATCCAGCCATTTCTGATTTACCCCAAAAACATCATCTTGGAAAAATATGATTTTGGTTTCTGGATAATTGTAGAAAATTGATTTAGCCTCATCTATCACAGCATCAACTTCCCGAAATTTCGTGCCAGTAACTTCAGGAATGGGATTGCTGTTGAAACAATAACTGCATTTGAATGCACAATTCAAAGAAGCAACTATAGATTTAATATAACTTCCTTGATACTCTGGGTAAATCTGATATAAGAGATCTCTTCTTGGCGTGAAAGATAAGGCCGAAGCAAAATTGCTTCTAAATATTTTTTTATTTCCATTTTCAAGAATCTCCGGCAAGACCGAACAGCCATCTCCTACTACTATATGATCTGTATAGTCAATTTTATCATGAAACCAGCTTGCATGTGGACCACCCATGATAGTCTTGACTTCTGGAAAAAATTTCTTAATCGCATAGCAGAATTGCTTTACAACTAAATGCCAACCAGTAAAAACAGAAAAGCCAACATATTTCGGGTTGAAATGATCGATAATTTTTAAAATATCTTCAGCTCCATCAAGGAGATAAAAATTAACACCATAATCTTTTAACGCAGAATGCAAATACATTAACCCCAGAGGCTCAACGGCTGTCTTCTTTCCGATTAGCAAAATTCTTTTTTTCATCTTATTTTTTTCTAACTCCAAAAAGATTACGCATAAAATGAGTTCCTTTTTGATAATTTGAAAATAACCAATCTATGTTTAGTTTTATTTTTTGTCTTGTAGGGTTATCAAGATAACTAAGCTCAAATCCAAAATCCTCCAACATCTTTATGAAATTTTTTACTCCGAATTCACTTTGTTCAAGTAGATAAAAATTGCATTCTACCAATATCTTTAAATCAGGATTTTGCCTTAAAAGATTAGACATACCTTCAAGAGCTTGCGGTTCACAACCTTCAATATCCATCTTGATAAAGTCTATTTTTTGAAAACCTCCAAAATAATCATCTAGCTTAATAGCTTCAATCCGAATTGGAAGCCAGCTTGGTTCCAAAAAATCAAAAATTAAATTGCTTGGAGAATCTAAAGCATCTTGATCTTGATAAAGGAAGATTTTTTCATTCCGATTCCAAACTGCTTTTTGTTCCAGTCTTATATTCGTACATTTATTTAATTTCATATTTTTTTGAAGAACCAAAAAAGATTCAGGACTTGGTTCAAAAGCAAAGACTTTGCCAGTCGGTCCGACTAACTTTGAAAGAATTAAAGTAAAGTATCCGATGTGGGCACCCAGATCCAGAACTATGCCTCCTTTTCTTACTTCTTCTTTTATCAATTGAGTTTCAAGTGGTTCATAGATCCTTTTTCGTTCTAATCCGAGAAAATCTTTTGAGCCTACTAATAATACTCCATCAGAAATTCTTGAAAATTTCATTTAATTTCCAACCCTATTTCTTGAACTCTTATTTTTTCAACCTCGGTTCGCCTTAAAGCATTCACCCTGTGTGTTCCATCTGTTTCAACCTTATATCGGTCGCCATTTTTTCTAACGCAAATTGGCGAAACAGGATCTTCAACAACTTGCTTTCCATATTCTTTTATGGCTTCATAATAACTTTCCTCCCATTCTATAATCATGCTAGGCGCTGAATCTATTTTTTGAACTTCAATATTTCTGCATTCATGATCCTTCTTGGCAGAATGTAAAATAAAAACACAACATCTTGAATGGCCTTCATTAAGATATTCAATTTTATATTTCTCCGCCAGCTTATAATCTACCGCAGCTTTCAAAAGCCATTTAATTCTTCCTTCTGTAAAATGCCAAGTATGGTACGGACTGCCTACCTGATCATCCATGTGAATTATTCCAGTAACTATCTTGCCAACCCTTATCATCTCAAAAAGAGCTGAAAAAGGACAGCGGACATGTTCAATCACCATTGTTGAATTAACAACATCAAACCATTTATTAGCAAATGGTAATCGTTCAGCCCTTCCTGGATAAAAATCAATTTGTTTATCTGGATAGGTTTTTTTAAATTGATAGCAAGTCATCAATTTGGGAATTGCCATTTCCAAGCCTGAAGAAATATAGCCCATTTTTTCTGCCTTAAAAACAAATGGAGCAATCCCACAACCAACATCAAGAAAATATTCACCCTTGTTGGCATGTTCTAGATAATATTTCTTCATCAACCATGAATAGCATTTTAATAAAGGATCTTGAGCATTCAAATCAAATCCCTGGGAAATAACTTCATAAAATTTATCTTTCCCAAGCTCAGCTAATTGATCAAGGCCCCCTTGTGCTATTTCGACCGCTTGTTGATCTCGAACCAAATCCTTTTTTCCAATATTAAACATTTATTTCTCCTTATTCCATAGAACATTTATTACAAGGAACAAGATCTTGCTTTTTCAAAGTTCTATATTTTTTGTATTTTTCTCCGTTAAAAACTTCCAATATATTTTGTTTTTTTAAGTCTCCCATTTCAAAATCACAATTGGAATCCATACAGCATAATGATACTCTGCCATCTGCAATAATACAAAGATGGTGAGATCGGGGACAGATTATATCATATTTGATTTCTCTAGTGATTCTTGCCCCAAGGGCATCACCTTTCCAATTATTCATAGAAGAAGCTCCCATTGCATCTAACCCCTGAAGTCTGGACCATTTCTCGAGAAATTTAATATTTTCATCTGGCCCAAAATCCAAACCTGATAGACTAAGATGTTCGATGAACCTTTTATTCAAATTGAGATCAACCAATCGTAATACATTGGCATGGACTAAAGACCAATTCAACCCCGTTCTTTGCCGGCAAGTCTTTTCATCATAGCCATTTATACTCATAACAAAATGTTGAAGATTTGAAATTTCAGAAAATTTTTCCAGTTTCTCCGCATCCAATGCTCCCATATTTGAAAAGATATCAATTTTGATTTTAGGGAGAGTTTCATTGATAAACTTCAATCTTTGAAACCAAAGTTTATCCATAAATAATTCTCCATTCAAGAAAGGACAGATATTTGTCAAGTGAAAAGACTTGCAATCTTCTATTATCTTTTTGAATAAATCTATATCCATATCTCTCAATGGTCTCTTTAAATTTTTATGCGGGCAAAAAATGCAGGAGGCCTGACATTTTGAGGTAGTTTCAATCTGTATTAAAGAAGGATATTCAATCATTTTTTTCTCATCAAGATATATTTGCCCAATACCCAAGGCTCTTAAGAGTTAAATCTGGACTACCTTCAATTTTTACTATTCCGGAAAAACAACAAGTTCCTATATTTACAAATCCTTGATCTTTCAATAAAAACTTTATGTCGTCTTCATTGAATTGCCACAAATGCTGTTTGTTTCCTTCAAATATCTCATTCGTTTCATCGCATGGCAATATTCCACAAATTCCTTTGCGAGCTAATTTTTTCCATCTTTGCAATGCTTTTATTGGATTAGAAATATGTTCAAAAACATGCTTGGCATTAACTACATCGAAACTTTTTTCTCCAAATATTTCCAATGCTTCTTTTTCCACTCCGACATGAAATTTAATTTCACCCCATGGCTGATAAAATTTTGCCAGGAAAGGTTGAAGTTCTTTCACATAATTTACCAAATCAATACTAGGTTCTAATCCTGTTGGCTTAAATCCTTGAAAAGCTAGTTTAAAACAATAAAAACCTGCACCTGAACCAATGTCCAAAATTGTATCTCCGGGTTTTAAAAGATTTTCTTTAATTTTCATCATACATTTTGAATCTCTGCACATACCATCGGAATGAAAAGATTTGGATAGCTGCTCGACCCCAACTTCTTCTACGTGTTTTTTTATTTTATCAGAGCTCGCTTTTCCCCATAAATTCAAGAAAAGTTTATATTCAACATCATTAGTTATTTTGGGGTATCTTGTAATATCATATTTTTCATTCAATCTGGGCATTTTCTTTCTTTCGGTTAAATTTAAACAGAGTCCAGTTTGTATCTTTTATTTCATGCATAAAAAAATTCCATTTCTCTAAATTAAAAAATTCTAACAATTTTTCTTCCCACCATTCCTTTCCTTGATTTATCATATGTTCCATGAAGACTTCTTTAAGAGTATAAGCCCATTTTGGTTGGCCTAATTCATATGGAATCCTTGCAAGAAATGTTTTATTTGTAATTCTCACACATTCACCAAGAGAAATAGACAGAATATCAATAGGTATATGTTCTAAAATGTCAAATGCCAAAACATTATCGAATTGTTTATCTTTGAAAAAATCCATTTTTTTAAGATCACCCTGATAGATATTTGAAGTGACAGCATTCTTTACTGCCCAAGAACTTATTTCCAAACCATGGGCATCCCATCCTTTTTGTTGCCAGCCCCAGACCGGTCCTCCTATTCCGCAACCTAAAATTAAAATGGATCCTTTCTTTAAAAATCGTTCATAATTTCCTACATCTTGAATCCAATGATTTCGATAGTTCTTCCACAATTTCCCCATCGAAGAAAAACCGGGATAATTATTATAAAAATCAACTAGCTTTTCATAATTCATATTATCTTTTTTCCTATCATTATATATCCCATTTCCAAATCAAAAAATCCAAAATTACCAAAAACATCTTTGAACATTTCTCGATATTCTTCTAAGTTGGGCTGGGTCTCAATAAGGCCGAAAGATTCCCAATACCAATTTTGCCGAGTCTGAGATTTAGTGATATTTTCAGGACGAGGAGGATTGCCTTGAGAATAATATATTCCACCATCTTTCAAAACCCGCTTAATTTCTCGCAAACAAGTTTTCATATTCAGAAAATGATGTAAGCTGGCACAATCATAAACAAAATCAAATTGATCATTGGCAAATGGAAGATAATATCCATCTCCCACAATTGAAAGAATTTGCTTTGTTGATGATGGCAAGGATTTTCCTTTGATATCTAAAAGGGCTCCTGAAGCTCCAGCTTCTGCAAATCGCTTTGATGCCCAACCAAATTGTCCGCCAATTTCCAGAAAAATTTTATCCCGAATCGGTTGCAAGAATTTTATTATACAATCTTGAAGTTCAAGCGAAGCATTTTTACTTGACTGGGCAGAATCTTCAGCTTTCTTGGCTTCTTGAATCGATTTATCGACTTGTTGTTCTCTTTGCCAAACATTAGCTTTTTCAACAGCAGCATTTTGCTCTAAACATAAATTCCATGATTTATCATTTCGATGAAGATGAAATTTCCCACCTTGAAATAGCCCCTTAAAATCACAATTGGAACATAGTAAATTCATGCTTAAAGGAGTAAAACAGTTTGGGCAAACGAATCGAAGTGATAATTTTTCTTCCATTAGATTCCCTCTCTTTGCTCAATCCAATTTTTAGAATAGAAAATGTTCTGCTTGTGTTGTCTCGCAGTAGATTTTTTGTGAACAATAATCCTCCATTCATCTAATTTTCCCAAATTTTTATAACCATTGGGTCTTTCGTGTAATCTCCGAACGTATCTAATTTTTTCTTTATTTCTATAAAGACGAATTTGAAGGGAAATTGCCAAAAGGGTTTCATCAATAAATTCAGCCCTTCTAATATGAAAAGCATCATGCTCTCCACCATTAAAATTCTGAGTAACTATTTCCGTCAATGCTGGATTCATTCTTTCATCAACGTCAAGCATAAATATCCAAGGAGATTTCATTTGTTCGATCACGAAATTTCTTTGAGAGCCAAAATCGAAATTCATATCTCTCTGAAAGACTTGACATTCTCCCTGTTTCTGATAGTTTAATAATTTAAGATAAGTAGTATCGTCAGAAACTCCATCTACATAAACAATCTCTTCAAATTTACCTCTGACATGTTCATGGAAACTTTCAATTAAATCTTCTTCGTTTTTTACTATTATTCCCAAACCTACATTGATCATGATTTCTCCTATAATTTTTTCATGATAGCAATTCCATATTCTGGGTCCAACTGAAGAATCTCAAATGAGTTACCTCTTTCTTTTCGAAGCCATGCAATTACAGGATCGGAACCTTCAAATGGATTACCTTCAAATGTATCATGAATAATAAATAAAGAATCTTTTTTTATCAAGGGTTCAATCGTTTCAAATTTCTTGATATAAGAAATTTTTGGTTCGTCATCAAAATATACAAAATCCCATTGAGGAACTTTAAATCCATCAGTATTAGGATTAATAAAAGCGGAGGTATCTCCGAATATCAATTCTACTCTGTGTGCAAGACCGCATCTTTCAAGAAATTTTCTGGAGACATCTACATATTGTTGTTCGATTTCTGTTGAATAAAGCTTTCCTTTCTGATTTTCCTCAAGAGCCCGGGCAATCCAAAGCGCAGAAATACCTACAAAGGTTCCTGTTTCCAAGCAATATTCAGGCTTAAACATTCGAACCAAAGCATATAAAAGCCTACAACAACCTTCAGGGGTTCTTCTTCCCCACCCTCCAATAGATAAAATCTCTTTTTCTATTTTGTAAAATTCGTCTATGTTCATTTCAAATCCTTTCATAAATTTGTTTGATTAAATTATCTATAACAGAATCCCAAGTATGTTCATGTATCGATGCTGGATAAAGATTTTCTTCTTTAATTTTTATTACTTCATGCATCCATTGTCGAACTTCATTTTCGTTAACATCTGCCCACTTAGGATGTTCTTCCCAAAATCCAGTCCATAATCCTTCTGGATTTTTAAGCTCTTCTAGGCTATAATTAAATAACGTTGCATTTTTCTCATTTAAAAAATCTAAAGGACCAGAATATCCCGTAGCTCCAATTCGAGCTCCACAATGTAAAGATTCCATTAAGCATCGACCGAAGCCTTCGGCCTTATGAAGATGAACGAAAGCTCCTTCTTTAGCACAAGCTCTATACATCTGAGCTAATTCTAAATCAGTCATATAATCCTTTAAAAGAACCACATTGCCATTGAGATTTAATTCTTCAACCTGACCATGAGTCTTAATTAAAAGCATAACATCTTTATTGTCAACAAATTCTTCACTAAAAATTCGTATCAATTTCTCGAAACCTTTTCGATCCGGAGAATCCATAGGTTGCCAAGCACCACAGGTTAAAAACTTAAATTTTCCTGGGTATAATTTATTATCAGGCTCTTGGGTTGTATTAAAAATTTCAGTATCTAATCCATTTCCTATAACAATCAATCGTTTCTCATCAATGCCAGCTTTCATCCATGCATTTTTAATATGATTAGAAGCACAGCAAATATAATCAAGGAAATCATCGGCAAATTCTCTCATACCTATAGATGGAATATTTAATTCAAATATAAGATCTCCGAAAATTTTCCCGTGAAATTCAATAGCAAAATTAAAATGACACCAAGCGGGAATATATTTATCCCAATAACACCCAAATGGTTTTAGTTTTACTGAAAATCCTCTTTCTCTTAAACCCTTTAAAAGAGCTTTTTTGATAATACAAAAAGAACAATAGCAGTTATTTTGCGAATTGTAATGGTCTCTGTAATATAAGATCATTTCTTTCATTTACAAATTTTCCTTTCCTTACTTTCCATTTTTCATACCGAAGAAGATCAATTAGATTTTCAACAATATGCTGAACTGTAATTTTTTCCATGCATGGAAACGGAGGGATATCTCTATCTCGACAAGGATGTTTTGAATCGAAACGAAAATGTTGAGGATAACAGAAACAGGGTTTGCAAATCGATTTATTAATGATTCGTTTTTTGCTATGATGTCTTAAAATTAAACCGGGACTAGGACCTGTCAAAACTACCATGGGAGTTTTCAAAATTCCGGCAAAATGACCAATGCCAGCTTCAATTGCAATTAATCCATCTAATTCTGAAACCAAATAACCTAATTCTCTAATTGAAAGATCAATAAAAGAAAGTGAATTTTTCAAAGGTAGATTCTCATAATGGATATTAATCACCGAACATCCTAGAGCATTTAGATGGTCTATAACTTTCTGCCATTGAGAGTCTGAATTTTCTAAAGGTTGCCATTCTTTTAGTCTATTGCTTCCAAAACCTGCTATTCCAATAAGAGGTCTTTTGAGATTTTTTAAATCATTTTTTATTCTATCTCCGTCTGTTTCTTTAACTTTATATATCGCATTTGCTTCGCCAGTAAAAGATATTCCTATTTGCTGACCCCATCTTCTTGCTCGAGTAATATATACATGATCTTTCTGAGCATCCTGGATTTCGACATCATCCATATCTCGAGAGGAAATTTCCATAGAAAAATCAAAACTTGATTCCTTAAAAGAATCCCCAGCCAAATAAATTTCATCAGCAACATCTTCAAAAAGACGACCTATCCCGTCTTTGCCCTTATATCTTGCATGTAAGGGAACAGGATGACTATCCAAGTAAACAGCTATTTTAGATTGGGGAAATTTTCTTCGAAGTTCGCTGATCAAAATTAAACAATTAATTTTATCCCCGAGCCATCCACAAGTATGTTTGATTAAAAGAGATTTCCCATCACCTAAACCTTTGAACATTTCAGCTTGCTCTATTCTTTTTTTATCAATTTCTACAACCTTACTGATTGAATCCATAGGGGCTCTGAGTTCTACTGCTATTATTTCTCTAGACCAATCATAAAAAACTTTAGCTTCCAAAATCTTATCCGGAGCTTTAGGGTAAAAGAAATCTTTGTTTTGAAGAATTAATATTTTGAGAAGAGTAAAAAAAGTCCAGATTTGCTTAAGTTCCTCAGAAATAAAATCTTGAAAATAAATCAAAGAAGAATTTCTAATTTCAATTCCATGAGTTCTGTGGTCTGGGATAAGGGAATATTTATCTAGTTTAAGCTGATTGCCAAAGAATTGTTCGTTTAAAGCCTCAAAATTTTTCTTCATAATTAATCTACCACGATAAAATCATGAACTACAAATTTAGCCTTTTCTCCATGTCCTTTCCAAGCTGGAAGTTCTACATAAATTTGAACTGTCCAAGTTCCTACTTGATTTAAATCCCCATTCTTAGTAAAATATTTTAATTTATTAACTTCAAATATTTCTACTCCATCTTCCCATTCCCCTTTAGCTTCATTTGGTTTTTCATATTTAATTTTCTTTATTGTGGCTAAAGAAATATCACTTCCTGAATCAAGAATGATAGCAGTTCCGATATCATTTTTATAAATTTCTCCTGACATTAGATTTCCTCCAAATCAATTTCTGATATAATTTCAAAAGATTGAATTATTTCTGAGTCTTTAGATAACTCAGAAACAATTTTGGATTTAACTTCTATACTTTGTGTAATTATCGAATCTTTTTCAAAATCTGTTATTATATAACTATCAAGAAGGATTTCCATTGTTAATATAGCTCCTCAGTGAAATAATTTTTATGATTTTTGAGAAACGCCTTACAACTTCTCTCAATAATCTTATTACCATTCTTCCATAACCCCTAGTTGTTATCATTTGATTAGCCCCATAACCTCTGGTTGCTATCATGGGTCTACCCCCCCCCN